TTAACTTAGTCCCGATAAAGAACGCATTACCAGATCAACGTCTTGATTTTCAAGTTCCTGAATGATATGCAGATATGTTTTTTGTGTTGTCGTCATACTGGCGTGACCAAGCCTGCGAGCAACGCTGGCAATAGACACGCCTGCAAACAACAGTAGCGATGCGTGAGTATGTCTTAAACCGTGAATAGATATTTCAGACAGATTCAACCTTTTGCAATGACGGCTAAGTATGTCATTCACAGTTGAGTTATAAACTTTGCCGTTTACGAATATGGGTTTATCTTCTGGCAGACTCTTTACCAATTCAGCAAATTGAATAACCGTTTGCCAATCTATTTGTATTTTCCTTACCGATGAATTATTCTTTGTTGGAAGAAAACCGCTGTTGCCTTTATAGTCCCAGGTTTTGCTTATAGAAAGCATTTGATGTGAAAAATCAAAATCACGAGGGGTCAAAGCAAGTGCCTCGGAAAAACGCATACCTGTTTTTGCGACCAAAAGAATAAACCAATCCCAGTTCACTCCGGACTTAAGATCAAGCGAAGTCAGCAGCGTGTGCAGTTCAAACTGATTAAGATACTTGATTTTCTTGACCGACGGCGTTTTACCTTTTATTATTGCTTTTCTCGTCGGATCACGCTCAATAAGCCCTTCATCAACCGCATCAAGTATCGCTCCTTTAAGCTGATGATGAAAGTCCATTGTTGTTTGTCTTTCGTGATACAGTGCATAATCATTAAGCAGCTGCTGATAAGCAATTCTGTTTAGATCACTCAAAACAAGTTCAGGCACAAGCCTTTTCAGCCAGGATATTGTCATTTTGTATTTATCCAATGTAACCTTTCTAATTGCTCCTTCTTTATATACTGCAACCCACCTTTCATAGTAATCACAGAACAAGTCTGTATGTTTAATGTTATTTAACATCACATTACCTCCATTTCAACAAAACGGCTTACGCTGATGAAGGGTGATAATGGAGTCGAGGTTGCGGAAGAAAGAGCCGATTGTAACCTGTTCTTCCATTGTTGTGGGCATCATAAGTTCCATATTTGCCATTTGCTTACCAGATACCTCGACAAAAGTTGAGCCAGCACCGACTGTCTCTCCATACCTTTTCATTTCCTCTGAGCGAGAAAAAATGAAATATGAGTCAAGTTCATTTATATGTGGAACAATTGATTGAAAGCCTTGATTAGTGCAGCCTTCCTTGCGTAAAATCGCCGTTTTTCCTATACCCGCACGAGATGTGAATAACACCGTTCCAACGGGTAGCATCTTGGCAGAGCTATTATCATACCCTTGCTGTGTAATCTTTCTTTCGCTTGATGAAACAAAAATTTGATCGGCAATTTCGGCAGGAGCATACCAATCAATATCACCGTCCCAATATTCAAAATTTGAGGTGCTGGGTGTTCCACCGCCTACAATATCAGCAAATTCTCCCAACTTATGCTGTTCCCAAGGAAAAGTAAAAGAGCTAAGGAAAATACCTTAACTCTTTTATAAAAACGTATATTTAGAGGGTGTTAAATACCTTTTATCCCTCATCAGGATCAAAGCCACCTGTTAAAATGAATTTTCTGAGGATTTTATCGACTTTCATATTTACTTTTGGCGGAATAATCACTTTACCCTCGATTTTTTCAAGAAAAGCTTTAGCAGCTGCTTTATTTACTGACTGTTTCAGCTTGTCAAATCTTCCGAATTCATCAATATTAGCCTCTGTAAGATTTAACTGCATCATATTTTTAAGCAAATCTTCGTCCAATCCGAAAGCAACAGCAAAACTATGGATCTGGTCATTTTTAGCCTTATATTGATACTCTGTGATATAGTCACGAAGTGTCTTTCCATCTTCAACAACTACTTCTCCACGCTGAACATCGTGCAGAAAGATCTCAGCATACTTCTGCTCGTCTTGTGTAAGCGTAGCAAAGGACTTGTGCAGTTCATCAAGCGACGCTTGCAGCTGCTCTTCAGTAATATCAGCTTGGTGCAGATTTTTTAAATATTTTTCAAATCTGCTGTTCATATAAGCTGCATCTATTCTTCCTGTGTCAATTTCAGTAATATAACCGACAAGATCAAATGGAACATCATCGCCGTCTGAACCACCATTACCGTTTTCGTCATCATTTCCGTTGGAGAGTTCTTTATAACGCTGTACCAATGCCATAAAATCGTTGCTGCCAAAGTCTAATTTGATCGTTTCATTTAAACCGGTTTCCTCATCATTAAATGTATAAATGTCCTGTTCCCAATTAAATCCTTGCAGCTTAGCAGCATCAAGATGGTGATTAAAGTCTTTGAAAAGCTGTGCAAATTTAGCTTTTTCTGCGTGATCATTAGGCAACTTTGTGAAATCAGATACTCCCGAAGATTTAAAAACTTCTGAAATATCCATATAGATCACATTAAGCTTTTTAAGATTATACGGCAGTTTCTCGACAAACAGAACCGTAGGCTTGTCACCTGAATAAGTCTTTACCGCTTCATCAATATAAGCTCTCATTGTAAATGGTCTGCGGTAATATTTTATCACACCATAAGGCTTTTCATTGCTTTTGAAAAGTCGATTTGTTCTTGACATTGCTTGAATAAGATTTTCATACTGGAGTATCTTATCCATATAGAGCGTGTTTACCCACTTTGAGTCAAAACCTGTAAGCATCTGATCAACTACAATAAGAAGATCAAGCATTTTCTCAGGTGTGCGTGTAATCGTTGAATATTTCTCTTTATGGGCAAGTCTTAAAGACACGTCTTTTTTGAAACTTGCGTGAGTAGGTATAGTAAAATCTTGTCCAAACATATCATTGTAATCGTTAAGGATCTTTACAAGCCCGTCCTCTTTAAATAACGCCACAGGTTTGCCCTTGTAAGTATTTTTGTATTCTCCATCCTCGTTGCTGATATGAGGGTCAAAAAGACAGGTCACTTTTAAGCTTGGCATTTTATCTTTAAAAAGCCCGTAATACTCAATAGCTTCAGGAATACTGCTTGTAGCAAAAATAGCGTGGAATTTCTTGTTTACACTGAGAATGCTCCAATTATCGCAAATATCATTAACAACTGCATTCTGATGTTCAGGTTCTATATACTGTGAATTAGGAAGATAGTCTTCAACGCCCTTGACATACTTTCCGTCATCATTTTCGTATCCTGCCATTGGAACATCATTCATATATTTATTGAAAACTTCTCGTTTCTTTTCATCAGCAAAAGCCTCCTCCACGTTGTTTGCTTTTGCCTCAGCAAGTGCAACCTGTTTACGAACGTCGTTTTCTTTAAAAGTCTGTACCATTCTAGGGTCAAATCCTAGAACATTTTTATCTCTGATTCCGTCCGCAAGTACATATCTATGAAGTTCTCCGCCAAATATCGTAGATGTCTGGCTCATTTTCTTCTGATTTTCTTCAAATATAGGTGTTCCGGTAAAACCAAAGAATATAGCATTTGGGAACGTACTTTTGATAGTAGAAAGCATTTCACCAAAAGTTGAGCGGTGACATTCATCAACAATAAAAACGATACGCTTTTTGCCTATTTCTTCAATATCATGAGCGTTCAGACCGTTTTCATCATTCTTGATATTGCTCATTTTCTGAATAGATGTCACTATCAAAGTATCAGCAGGAGCTGAGCTTTTCAGCTTTGTGATAAGAACATAGGTATCCTCAGTTTTCTGTACGCTTTCGCCATCATCAGCAAAATTATTGTATTCAATATATGACTGATTTCCGAGTTCTATCCTATCAGTAAGAAAAACTACTTTATCTGCATCCTTAGAGTTTGCAATAAGCTGAGCAGACTTAAAGCTCGTCATAGTTTTTCCCGAACCTGTTGTATGCCAAATGAATCCACCACGCTGATTGCCCTCGCCCCATTTAGTTTTTGAAACCTTGTCAGAGATCGCACTTGCGGCATAATACTGATAACTTCTCATAACTTTCAGAACGCCGTCAGTATCATCAGCCACAGTATAAAAGCCGATAAGCTGGTGAGCCATAGGGATAGAAATTAGATTTGATGCAATGCCTTTCCAGTCATTTATGACCTCGTTATTGAAATCTGCCCAATGAAAGTAAAAATCGGGGTTGAAAGCATCGGCACTTCCGGGATTTGCAAAGTAAAGTGTTTCGTCAGGTGTCATAGCGACAAATATCTGAACAAGAGAAAACAGCCCTGTAAAAACGCCCTCGTAAGAATATTTCTGTATCTGATTGCACGCCTCGCTTACAGGAACGCCGCTGCGTTTGAGTTCGATATGTATAACAGGCATACCATTTATCAAAAGCATTATATCCCCTCTGCGGTCATTCAATATTCTAGAGGACGCCTTGAATTTTGGCTGTCTTGCTATCTGATAACGGCTCTGACCTGCGGCGATCTCCTTGCGGTCGTATATCTTAAGTGAAACTTCCTTGCCAAAGTGAAGCTTATCATCGACATTATCACGAGTGATCGAGATAGTTTTGCCGTTTATAAATTTATTGAGCATAAGTGGAGTACGCAAAGTTTTTATTTGCTCCATTATCTGCTGCATTTCTCCGCTTGTCAGCGGACAGCCATTCAGACGATCAATGCTCTGATTATTGTTAAAGAGGATATTTGCCCAATTCTGTATCAGATCTTCCTCCGTTGGATACATAATAACTTCCGAAGACCAGCCCTTATTAAATAGGACTTTTATCAAAGCATCTTCAAATTTTGCCTCTTTTTTGAAGATCATACAAATACCTCCTATACAAACATCTTTTCAAGGCACGCTTTTTTGATATTTTTAAGCTTTTCAAGCTTACGCTGATGAAGGGTAATAAGGGTGTCGAGCTTTGCAAAGAAAGATCCGATTTGGTGCTGTTCCTTTACGTCGGACGGTACTGTAAGGACTGTTTCAAAGTAATCGGCAGGAGTGATATTGAGTAGTCCATGATTTCTTGCACCCTCGGCAGCAATAGCTTGAACTCCCTTATGCCAACAGTCGGTATCATAATACGAAACAAGAAAATCAGAGTCAATATTTCCGTTCTCTTTCAAAGCGAAAACAATGTAAAGTGTCGATAATACGCCCATTTCGTACCTATCAAGTCTCTTAACTGCACCCCACGGAGCATCAGATGATGTACTCTTATTGTAGGCAAATTCACCTTTCTTCAACAGGTAGTAACCGCTTACATCTCGGCTTGCTATACGCTTATCGAAGAACTCGTTTTGATCTATCAAGCCATACTGTGCTGATATGGTAAGTGGCAGCTCTGATTCACGGTTTTCGTTCTTTCTCGTCACTCTCTCGACCATATCAGACAACTTACGCTGTTCCAAAGCGTCAGTAAATCCCTTAAACCGAATTTCGGGATATGGGCTGCCATTTTCCGGAAACATTTTTTCAAGCATAGCCTTTTTGACTTTGGTCAATTTGTCATACTTACGCTGATGAAGGGTGATAAGGGAGTCAAGTTTATCGAGAAACGCTCCTATTTTTTTCTGCTCATCAATATGTGGTATTGGGATAGGCATTTCAAAAAAGACGGAGTCTTTAATCGAAAATCTATCCGACCTTGCCCCAGAGTCACCATTGAAATTCATAAATGAATGCCAGTACTTACTCTTGAAGAAATATTCAAGATATGTTGTGTCAATATCGTGTGGTCTAAAAACCGTATAAAGCGGTGACATTACGCCAATTCTGCCTAACTTATTGCGATTTATTGGTCCAACAGGCGCAGAAGTTGAAATACGAGGGTTATAAACAAAGTCCTCGCTTCTAACGATATAATAACCGCCTAAACTGCTCATCTTTGCAATATCGTGGTCGAAAAAATCTCGTTGACTGATTATTCCGAACTCTGCCGAATTAGTAAAGGTTTCAATATATTGTAGTCCAACATTTTTCTCGGTAACTTTATCTGCAATCGCACTTAACTTACGCTGTTCCCAAGTATGTTTAAAAGTAAATATAGACTAACATAGTGTATATTTCAAAATTCTTGTTTATTTTTTAGATTTTTAGCTGTGTAGTATTGAAATTTTGTACAAATTGTAGTATAATATTCCTTGCGGGAGTTTACACAGGTTTCAAGTGTAAGTCATAATCAAGCAAGAATATTTAGGAGAAGTTATATATGAACAAACAACAGCTGGCAAATAAAATTTGGGAATCCGCTAATAAAATGCGTTCAAAAATAGAGGCAAATGAATATAAAGACTATATTTTAGGTTTCATTTTTTACAAGTACCTGTCCGATAAGGAAGTAAAATTCTTGAAAGACGAGGGGTATGATGATGAATTGCTCAAAACCGTTACTGAGGAAGATGAGGAAACGGTCGAGTATATTCAAAAGAATATTGGATATTTTATTGGCTATAATGATCTTTTTTCAACGTGGCTCGAAATGGGCAATGATTTCAGTGTAGACAATGTTACTACCGCTCTTTCTGCATTTAGCAGACTAATTTCAAGCACTCACAAAAAGGTCTTTGATAAAGTATTTGATACTCTTGAAACGGGTCTTTCAAAGCTTGGAGATACTTCAGGTGCAAGAACTAAGGCTATCAGCGGGCTTTTACAGCTTATCAAGGATATTCCTATGGACGGAAAACAGGACTATGATGTTCTTGGTTTTGTTTATGAATATTTGATCGAAAAGTTCGCCTCAAATGCGGGCAAAAAGGCAGGCGAGTTCTATACGCCTCACGAAGTGTCTGTGCTTATGTCTGAAATAGTTGCTGAGCATCTCAAGGGAAAAGACGAAATAAAGATCTATGATATAAAAACACCGAGATTGATACAATTTAATTTTTCCTCCACCAATTTTGCCGCTTGAGGGGTAAGTTGGCATTTGAGGGGTAAGTTGTGGAAGTCGGGGTGTCCCGGCTGTTTTTGTTATATAGAGGTGGCAGCATGAAACAGATCACAAACAAGGAATATGAGGAATGGATGAAGTACAAGGAAGAGAAAGCGAAGGGCCACATTCTGTTGCCGGACACCATACGCTTCATCTGCGAGGCGAATGATATGGACCCGGAGAAGATCGGTCGACACTTCCTGGAAGTGCTGCCGAGGATTTGCCCGAAACAAAACGAATAACGAAAAGTGCCTCCGAGCCGATGTGATTGGTTCGGAGGTACTTCATTATTCCTGCGATTTTTTAGGTGGATATTTTTCAGCCCACTTTTTCTCGATCTCGGACAATTCCTCCATTTCTTCAGGGGAGGGTCCCTCAAAATCGTCTCCAACGGCGATGCCTTCCAATTCAGCGAAATATGAAAAGGGGTCGAAATCATCAACGAACGACCTGCAGTAATCCAGGTCTTCGGCAATATCACGGCCCAGAGAGTCGACTTTGAAGTGCTTTGCAATTACTTCAAGTATTGCAAGTACGAGTTCTTGCCGGAACAGAACCCTTTCAACTGGGTCAAGCGTTTTGAACTGCTCCATAGAAATATTATTCATGGTAAGGATATCTTCAAAGTAGCGCGAATAATCGATGTCCTCCCGTGCTTTGAGCAGATACGGGTAATTCTCTGGCTTAACCCTTTTTAAATACATATGGCGTAGATAGGCGTCTTCTATGCGATCTGCCTTCTCGTCATAAATACCAGCCAGATAATCGGGGTGGACATTCAGAAACCTGGCAATCCGCTCCAAAAGATCTGGCGGCATTTTCCCCTCGTCCAAGCATCTACGGATCGTTTTCTCCGTTCTTTGGATTTCGTTATATGCTTCTCCAAGTTTTCTGATACTGCTGCCTCGTGCTTTTAAAACTTCAAAAAACCGGTCCCGGTTGATGGGCACCTTTGGCGTTTCCTTGTTTGCCATCTGCTTACCTCCTCATGGACAAATGACGCAAAAATGACCGCACCCGACTGACGGGAAAATGTTGACTTGCGGACATTAATGTCCTATAATGCATTATACAGGGCGCGGACATTAATGTCAACACCCAAGTTTGAAATTGGAGGTCTGTGTTATGCAGAACCATGAAATCCCCGATGTCGAGCAGAGAACCTGGTGGCAGCGGAACAAGAAGAAAGTCTTGATTGCTGGGGGCGTAGCGGTGGTGGTGGTTGGCGGCATCCTGCTGTATAAGAACTGGGATTCCGTCACCAAACTGGCTATGAAGGTGCTGCGCCAAGGTCAGAAGCCTGCTCCGCAGCCCATTGAGATTCATGTCGATCTCCCGGTCACGGACGTCGTCCATGAAGCCCAGCGCCCCGTCCTGGCGATAATCAACGGTGGTGAAGCCTTCCCTGTCAACGGACATATCCGCAATCTGCCTGCTTCGTGGACGCCTTCCCCCGAGCAAAGAGCGCTTGCAGAGGCACTGGGGATCACCCTCGGCGACCACCAGACCTATGTCCGGGATTATGTGAAAAACTGTGCGTAAGGAGGTGTTGTAATGAACTGCCCACAATGTGGCAAGAGAATGAAGGGCGACTGGCCTGACAAGTCGCGTTGGTTCAATTGTGCAAATTGCAGAGATCGCTTTTTCCTTGAAGACGACGGAGAGCTTGTAAACGTCCTGTTTCGGTCAAGGAAGAACGAGAGAACCTGCGAGAACTGTGGCCAAAAAATGACCGGCGGATCATATACAGCCCCGTGGGAAAACGGCAACAATCCAGACGGGTATGTGAAATGTCCGCACTGCGGCCACGTAAACTTTATCTGGGAAGATGACTAACGAAAAAGCCTCCGAGCCGATATGGTTCGGAGGCATTCCTTTTTTCTTGCGGGTCAGGTTTCGATTTCCGTGCCATCCTTGAAGGTCACCCGGATGTCGTTCTTGCTGTGAACGGCGATGTAATCCACCATCGCCAGCCAGTCTGTTTCCCGGAACTCCGTCAGCGGCTCCCGGCTCCGCAGGTTTTTCAAGTATGCTTCGATCTGGTGCTTTCGGGCCATGCGCTCGGCAATTAGATCGGTGACCTCGGTGTGTCGGGCCTTGGCCTTATCGAACCGGGCCACCAGAGCATCGTATCGTTTCTGGTATTCATCCTGATCGAGGGCGACGTGAGCGTTCTCCTTGATGCAATCCTCGATGAGCTCGGCAGCGATGTTGATTTCAGCTTCCAGATCCGAAAGCTCACTCTCAAGTGCCGTGGTGTCGAGGCTTCTTGAAAGGACCTGATCGTATATGGCTATAAACTGTTCCTTCTGGTCGATCACCTGATTGGCGGCCCGGAGGAACAGTTCTTTTATTTCATCCTCGGTGAGTGTCGGTGTGGCGCATTTCTGGCCGTCGAACTTGTGATTACACTGCCAGATGACCTTCCGGTAGGCGTCGTTGCTGTGCCACACCTTCGGCCCGTACCAGCTGCCGCAGTCTCCGCACTTGACCTTACTGGAAAAGATGCTGACCGAGCTCTTGCGGTTCCGACCCTTGGTGCGGGTAGTCATCAGCGTCTGCACCATCTCGAAGGTCTCCGGATCGATAATGGCCTCATGATTATCCTTGACATAGTACTGCGGGATTTCGCCCTCATTGGCCTTTTTCTTCTTGGTCAGAAAGTCGACTGTGAAGGTCTTCTGTAACAGCGCATCGCCCTTGTACTTCTCGTTTGTGAGGATGCTTTTGATGTTGCTGGGGTTCCAGTGGTCCTTGCCGCCGGGTGAAGGAATGCCTTCTTCGGTCAGCATCCGGGCAATCTGGAATGGCGACTGACCTTGCAGGAACATTCCATAGATGCGTTTGACCAGCTTGGCCTGTTCCGGGTTCACCACGAGGTTGTGGTCAGGCCCCATGTCGTAGCCCAGAAACCGATTGAACGGGACTGTGACCTTGCCGTCTGCAAAACGCTTCCGCTGGCCCCATGTGCAGTTCTCGGAAATGGATCTGGACTCTTCCTGTGCCAGCGAGGACATGATCGTGAGCAGCAGCTCGCCCTTGCCATCGAAGGTCCAGATGTTTTCTTTCTCAAAATAGCACTCCACATTGTGTTCCTTCAGGGATCGGATGGTGGTAAGGCTGTCAACCGTGTTTCTGGCAAAACGGCTGACCGACTTTGTGATGATCAGATCGATCTTCCCGGCGAGGGCATCGGCCACCATGCTTTTGAAGCCCTCACGCTTTTTGGTGTTCGTCCCGGTGATACCCTCGTCGGTATAGACACCGGCGAACTCCCAATCGTCCCGTCCTTGAATGTAGTTGGTGTAGTAATCGACCTGCGCTTCATAGCTGGTCAGCTGTTCTTCGTTGTCTGTGCTGACACGAGCGTAGGCCGCCACACGTCGCTTCTTGGTGCTGTTGATCGGTGCCGCCGTGAAGCGTGACAGCGTCGCCGGTATTGTGGTTACGGATTTGGCCATTTCTTTTCGCTCCTTATTTTCTTGATTCTCTCACTCATTGCCTCCCTGCGCTCGTCTGTCCAAGCGGCCTTCATGGATTCTCTGGCTTTTTCTCGCCGTTCCTCGGTCCAAGGAGTGCCGTGCCGCTTATCCAAGAAGTCTCTGGACTCGGTGTGGCCGTCCCGGAAATGGAATGTAACCGTATGGTCGAGGATCGTGGCATTTTCAATCCGGGCGTCCATCGCAGCCTCATCGAACTCGTCAAGGCCGAGGACGTCGGCTACCAGCCGCTTCATGGTCTCGTCCCGTATGCCGGGGTTGTGGCACTGATCCTTCGGGCCGGTGCAGTACCAAGACCGTGTCGGGGTGCCGTCCTTGCGCTTTCCGGATTGGCAGCGGTAATTAGCACCGCAACAGCCGCACTTGATGAAGCCGGTGAACTCGTAGAACAGGTGCTTGTTGGGATTGGTATCCTTTCGCTTGTGTCGTTCTCCCCAGAGCATTCTGCGCTCGTCTGTCCACCAGTCGGTCTTGGCAGTAGATTGCCATTTGGTGGTGACCTCGTGGCCGTCGTAAAAGCGGAAGGTCAAGGTATCGTCTCCGATAACGATGACTTCCTCGATCTGCTGACTGAAAACGTCCTCGTCAAACTCATCAAGGCCCAGCACCTCCGCTGCGGTATTCTGGAGCATCTTCTCCGGGATGTTCTTCGAGGGGCAAGCCGACACACCTTTCTGGCTTTTCGTCTGACAGATCCAGATGTAGTAAACCTCACCGGCGGTATTCCGTTTTCCACTGTGGCGATAGTGTTTTCGGCAGCAGCCACAGGTGATCTTCGTGGAGAAAGCCGATAGTTTCAGCGACTTGTTTCCGAAGGGACCAAGGTCCCGTCTGCGCTTGAACTCGGCCTGTACCGCTTGCCATTCGTCCATCGGGATAATTGCCTCGTGAGTGTCTTCGACAAAATACTGTGGCATCTCGCCGTAATTCTTCCTACGGTGCTTGGTGATCGGGTCTTCACAGTATTCCTTCTGGAAGAGCATGTTCCCGGTGTAGGTGATGTTCGTCAAGATAACCTTTACATTGGAATCCACCCACGGCCTTCTCTGCCGGGTATAAATGCCTCGGTCCATCAAGGCCCTGCCAATCTCAATCCGGGATGCGCCTTTCATGTACTCGGCATACATCCAGCGGATGATCTCTGCTTCCTCCGGTACGATGACCAGTTTGTCGTCCTGCCACTCATACCCGAAAATGCTGAACTTGCCGTTGGGAATGCCTTGCTTGAACCGCTTGATCGTACCCCATTTGACGTTTTCGGAAATGCTGCGGCTTTCTTCCTGTGCGAAGGAAGCAAGGATGGAAAGCATCAGCTCTCCGTCGCCGCTCAAGGAATTGATGTTTTCCTTCTCGAAGCGCACCTCAATGCCGAGGTCCTTCAGGCGCCGGACCGTGTTTAAAAGGTCCACGGTGTTCCTCGCAAAACGCTGGATCGACTTGGTGAGGATGATGTCGATGTTTCCGGCTTCACACTCAGCCAGCATGCGATTGAACTCTTCACGCTTTTTGGTGCCGGTGCCGGAGATCCCGTAATCCGCAAAAACGCCAGCATATTCCCATTCGGGGTTCTTTTGAATCAGTGCGCTGTAATAACTCACCTGTGCAGAAAGCGAGTGCTGCATCCGCTCGGATTCCATCGACACTCTGGCGTAGGCAGCGACTCGCTTTCTTGTTTTCAGAACCGGCAGTTTTCGCTCGATTTTCTCTACTGTTTTCAATGATATCCCTCCTTCCGGTAGTGTCTATATATCACTCTAAAAGACAGGAATATCAAGCGTTTTCGGATAATAATGTACCCAAATATGGTCGGTATTTTTCGAGCAGAATTGTATCAATTTCAGCGTATTCCTCCTCGGTGATCAAGCCCTTTTCGAGCATGGATTTCGCCATTGAAATCGCTGCATGGTAGAGCATATCGTTGTGGAGTTCCTCCTTGCTCATCAGGCATCACCGCCTTTGAACCGGGCCGCAATATAACAGACGTGGGAGCAGTACTTGCGCTTGGCGTTTCCGTAGGCCGTGAACTCCTTCCCGCACTCTGGGCAGATAAAGGTATAAACGGCCTTCTGCTTCACAGCATCCGGGTGAGCGTTCCACCATGCCGTCCGGCATTCCGGGCAGCAGAACTTTTTCTGTTTCCGTCTGGGGAACTGGATCAGCGTTTTGCCGCAGTTCAGGCAAAGCTGTGTGGGAACCTCCGCAAGGCTGTGGCTCTCTGCCTTCTCACCGGCGAGGCCGTGGGATCGACAATATGCTTTGACGCTGTCCTTTGACAGTCCGACGCTGTTGGCGATGGCCGTATATCCAAAGCCCTGATGCCGCAGGGCCGTTATCTTTTCTCTTTGCTCATTTGTCATGAGATTGTCCTCCAGTCCGAGAGGGGCCCCTCTCACTACCCACTGGAGGGAAATGGCCATCTTGAACGAAAAAAGAGCAAAAAAATAACGCCCTCCACGGAAAAATCCGCAGAGGGCGTGTGATAAGTTCGGTTTACTTGTTCGGAATCTTCAGCTTCATGCCGCTGTAGATGACATTGCTTTTCAGCCCATTCAGACTGACGATCTCCTTATAGCGGCTGCCGTTGCCGAGATACTTCTTTGCAATCGCCCAGAGGGTGTCGCCATGCGCCACGGTATGGATACGGTAGTCATCGGCGGGTTTCGTGCCTGCCACGGCAAGTGCAGAGGTCTTGACCGGCGACATGATGGCGTACCTGCCGGACTCGTCCTTATTAATGACTGCACGGTCCCCACTGACCTCAACCACATACCAGCGGAGCTTCTTCACCCAACCGGGGATGGCTTTGCCGCCATAATAGGTGCTGCCCGTGATAGTCACAAGGTCGCCGACTTTGATTGTCGCAGAGGGCTTGACGGGCTTTGCAGGGTTCGTGTTTCCGCCGAGTGCCGCCGTCACCTTTTTTGCAAGGTCGCCCATACGGGCATACATCCAGTTGCCCGGACAGGATTTGTTAGCAAACCATCTGTGAACGGTAAGTACCATCTCGTCCGGCTTTGGATTGTAATTGAGAGTCTTTGCCTTATCACCGAGCCAGAGCAGCTTCGTTTTGCCGTTGCGTTTACAAATGTCAACGCAGAGTTTGATGAGCGTCTGATACACAACATCACGAAATGCATACGGTTCCGTGGTATCGGAAGCGCATTCGATGGTTACGGCTCTCTGGTCGTTTGCGTTGGAAGAGGAACACCAGGAACGGTTCTTCTCCTCTACATACATACCGACACGGCCGTCCGGTCCGATACCGTAGTTTGAACTTGCCTGACGGGATACGGGTAAAAAGATGTTGCCGAGAGTTTCCACCGAGCACTGACCTACCACGCAGTGCGGTGTGATGCGGTCAATGCCGTGGGTGCGCTGCCCGGAGTGGTTTGGGCTGAGTTTGGTGTAGGACACCAGGGAGCTGTTCGTGTAAGCCATATTATTCGTCCTCCTTTTCAGCGCGGTCGTGTAGCTGCTCCAGCACGGATTTCAGCTTCTGCGGAATGGGCAGTCCCAGGTATGCGGCGTTCTCCAACAGGGACACGCCCTCATTCGACAAATAGAAGAAAATGACGGCGGTACGCATTACCGAACCGCTGCCGATGACACGGGTGTCGAGAATATGCCCAATGCCGACCAGGGCGAAGATGAGCACCTTTTTGAAAATGCCCTTGAATCCGACTTCGCTGGACAGCTTCTTGTCCACCACGGCGCACATGATGCCGGTGATGTAGTCGATGACTACGAAAGCCAGAAGCGCGTAAAGCAAGCCGTCACATCCTCCCAAGAACCATCCGAGCCAGCCGCCAATACCGGCGAACACCACCTGAATGGTCGTCCAGAATTCTTTCATATTGTTTGTCCTCCTTTGAATTTGAAAATGAGTATGAAAAAAGTGACGCCGAAGCGTCACGCTTTTCCTATAGCATAGAAGTTAACTACAAAACTGTAGCTGCCTGATAGAGCATTCGCTCTTGCAATTTCATATACACCGGTTGAGCTGGTTGATGTTCCAGGAGAACTGCCGGGCACCATAATAAATGCGCCGACCCCGGTACAGGACAGCGATACTGTTACAATCGGTACTTCCGCAAAAGTAAATGGAAAAGAAATGTTCAGTGCAGTCAACGAACCGGAAGTATATAGAGATCCCCACGCATTGTTGAGTGCTGCGGACACTGTCCTTCGGCACCAGCACTCGGCTATACCGCTTTTCCATTTACGGTAATTCCAGATGCCGCTTGTCCCGTGCTGAATGACAAAATCTGCGAGGGGTGAGTCATCAACACGCATATCCCCGGCAACATCCAGCGTGGCTTGCGGGTTCGGCGTGTTGATGCCGACCTTCTTTTTTCGCAGCGCAATAAGCGGCGTGCCCTGCGGAACAGTAAAATACAGATCCAGACTGCTCAAAGAATAGAGCTTGTCTTGGATCTGCAAATGAAAGTCGTAGGAACTGTTGGCGTCCAGATTGCACAGTTCCAAATTGGAGTAGCTGAAAGAGGTTCCGCTTTTTGTCGTGCCGGAATAGATGCTGGTGTAGCTGCCGTAACTGCTCTCACTGGTTTTCTTGTACCGATACCGCACATAAACCACGCTGTTTTTCTGCGTCCCGTCTACGGTCACAGCGGAAATAGAACCGCTGAATTTGAGCTGCATTTCCGCTTCAATGTCGTTGGTTCGTCGGAGCGTCACCGAGGACACCTTCGGCTTTGCGTATGGGATGACCGTAATAGTTTGGGAAACGCTGGCGGTATAACCGCGGGAGTCCGTGACCGTGAGCGTGACCGTTACGCTGCTGGACTTGGCGATCTTTCCGACTGTGATAGCAGACCCAGTTGAATTGGATGCGGATAAACCATTGCAGGAAGCGGTATAGTTGGAAATGGACGCTCCGTTCTTCGCAGTCGCAGTTCCGGGGGTGACCTTGAGGGTCGAGTAGTCCTGCACGAACAGCTGGTCGTTGCCCGTGAGGTTCTTTGTAGTCGTGTAGCTGTCGGCATAAGTGAATCCGCTTATGGTCGGAGCAGAATTGGTCGCCGTGGTCAGTACCGTGGCAGTCTTGCTTGAAGTACTGCCGATCTGCGTAGACCCGCTGTAAGACGAAACCGCAAAGGTACCTGTGAACGACTTGATGGACGCCATAGCGTTCAACAGCGTCGTCCTCTGCGCCGATGTCAGCGTGACCGTGCGGTTCGCAGTGCCCTTCGACCAGGAAAGCCCGGAGATAGTCAGGATGGTCGTGCTGCCGTTTTTGAGCACCAGCGTATTGGCGTAGGAGGCTTCGTACACGGTCACATTGATGGTAATGGAAACCGTGGCATTGTCCGCCGTCACCGTGTTGACACTATTCACCACAGCACCGCCCAGCGTCTTGACCGTGGAACTGCCGGAAGTGCCGTAGACATGATTGTACTGCCGCCTTGCTCTGACTTTCACCGTATAGCTGGTGTTCGGTGAGAGCGAGGACAGTGTTACGCTGGCGCTGGTGGATGCCGTCGTTGAGAACTGCGTCCAGCTCGAACCGCCGTTTGTGCTGTACTGCCAGATGTCCGCCGTGGCAGAGGATGTAGCGGAGATTTTGAACCCGTTTGCCGTGACATTCGATGTACTGAATGTAACTGTGGGAGCAGAGCGGTCAATGGTAGTCAGCGTCATGCTGCCGCCGTATTCCTGTGAACCGTAGATATACACACGGGTCGAGAATCCGACCGCAATCGTTTTGCTGCCGTTGCTGTCGTGAGCTACAGTAATCGTGCCACTGACAGAACCTTTCTTTGCCGGGAAAACACGGTCATCCCAATAGGTACGGTCCTTTGAGTATACGGTCGTACCATTGATCGTTACAGTGGTCGTGTCAATGGTGTAGTAAGTGGATGCGCCACCGGTAGAGGTCAGCGTCCAGGAAAGTGTCGAGCTGTTACCGACCACATTCACGCTTTCTGAAATGTCCAGTTGAAGATAGCGCCCATCGTATGCTGCACTTTTCCAAGTTGCCATAGCTTTCCCTCCTTAATCCAGAATGACGATGTTCAACCCCTCGGATGCCGTCGGCATCGGGACAAACTTCGTTTTGCCCACGGTCAGCTCGCCGTCCACCGTGGTTTTCTTAGTCTGCGTTTCGTCCTTGTTCAGGGTGAAGATCACCTCGTCGTTGTAGTAACCGGCGAACTCCGTGTTCGTGATAACCGTCCGCTGGGACGATGCGCTGTTGGACACCTCGATGCCCCGCTTGTCGATCTTGACCTCCTGGGTGTAGATCTCGTTGGGTGCGGGTGTCCACTTTCGGGGTATTGCCCCTTCAGAGATCATGATGTCCGCGAGGTAGATGGACGCATCCCGACAGTAGCAGTAAATACGCAGCGTGGGGTCAGTCACATCCGTGAGCGTTACGGAGTAATCCGTCCAGTCAAACGCCGTGGACTTATTGAACAGGTACTTGGTTTTGTTTCCGTTGTAGGTCACATAGAAATATCCGGACATGGTCGAGGTTTTCTTTGCCCGGACCGAGATCGTATAAGTGCCGGGGACTACCCCTCGGATGTACTGCGACAACGAGGAATAGGCTCCCAACACAAAGCAAGAGTCGGAAATGGTGTTGTTCTGCGTATCGGTGGAGGTATCTGTTTTTACCGTACCGGAGTAGCTCCAATCATCCGTGATGCCGTTCAGCCCGGAAGAGTTCTGCACATAGTTGATGCCGCCGATGTACTGCTCCTGCATGGTGACGGACAGTCCATCCACGGTGTGTTCCAGCTCCGAAACACGGCTTTCGGAGTTCAGTACCCGTTCCTCCAGGATGCCTTGGTCGTTGGATACAGTTTCCATCGTTTCGGTAAGGGTCGCCACATAGCTGTTCAGCCCGTCCACATTCTGCTGGAGATAGGCTGTTTTCTCCGCAAACTCCTCCGTTGAGACATACGCACGGAGTACCACTTCGCCGCTCTCCAAGTCCCAATAAGACGAGCCATCCTGTGACTGGATAACACCGGCCTTGATGATGTTGGCCACCAGTGAGCCGGAAGTGATGAAGTCTGCAACGATCTGACCGTCCGCCGTAATGGCGGTTTCATAGGGTCCGTTGTAGCCGTTATGGGAAAAGCCCAAGCCGCCTACATTCCAACGCCAGACATTTACGGCATCGTCAATAGAGGGAGCGTCCAAAATGAGCAACTCATAGGGCTGTCCGTTTTCCTCGCTGGTGTGGATAACCACATAGCCGCCGCTCTGGCCGGTGATAAGCCCGGTAGCTTTGCCGATGGCGGTTTGGAGCAGCTTCGGAAAGCGTCCCACCGTTGACTCCACCTTATCAACCGAGGACTGCACCTCGGAGATGGTGGTGATCATGCTGGATTTGCTTTGACCGAGGGAAATGCTCTTGTACCGCTCGGCGAGGGCGTCGTACACGGTTTCGATGACCATAGCCGACACGCTGACACCCAATAGCGAGTGTCGAATGGTGACGGTATCGCAGAGGTTGACCCGCTCCAGCAGTGCCGAATACTCCGGCTGTTTCCAGAGCGGCTCAAAGGACACCTTCACCGTAGGGATGGTCGCACCCAGCGGATTTGCCTTGATGTAACTGTTTGCTTTTGCTCTGAGGGCTTCCTCGGTCACAACTCCGTCAAACTGGTCGGAGAAATCCATGATAAGCGTTTTCGCCCGGACGATCTCCGAGGTCACAATGGGGAGCGTTATCTCCGGCAGCGTGATCACCGTTTCGGTGTCCGAGCCTTCCGGGGTGTACACGGCATACGGGAGCAGTGCGGTATACACGCCGCTGTTGTCCTCGTCCTGCTCCAGGGCGGTGAGGTTCTTGCCGTATTCAATGACCACGCCGGTCTTCTGCCCACGGTGCGAATGGAACTTTACCGTGAAGTTGTCCCACTCAAACTCGCCGTGCCATTTGGAGAGCATGGAACCTTCCGTGCCACCGAGACAGGCTCGGACACTTTTCGGTTGGGTGACCGAGAATGCTTTCGCATCCGAGTAGTCCGTCCAGCCCGTGAAGCGTGTATCTCCGGCAAGGAGATGCGAGAGAATGAGCTGAGGAGAGCGACTCTCGGTCGAAAAAGGCAACACCGGCACATTGGCAAGGTCATAGGAGATGTGCTGACCGTAGATGGTGACGATGCCGTTCAATGGCTTTGTGATGCGGTAAATGCGGAACGCCTGGTCGGCGGCGGTATCGTTGGGTTTCGCCTTGATAATGCACTCCTTGGTGATAAGCCCATAGTGCTGACCGCTCACCGGGTATTTCATCAGGCACTCAAACACACCGTTTCGCTCCTCTGTGACCTCGCAGGAGATGGTATCCGTCAGCACACCAAGGCCGAAGGTGGAAAAATCCGTGGTGTTTGCGGGGTAAAGTACGGGAATCATAGGCTGTCACCTCCTTCTGGGTATAAAAATACCACCGGGGATTTCTCCACGGTGGTTGGGTCACATTTCGTGAAATCAATTTCTATGCTGGAATTGCAACGATTTTTTCTTTTACATATATATTTATTCGTTCTACAATGCACGCTTCTTTATCAGGCAAACAAATCTCTATTTTGTTTAATTGGCCATCTTTTGTAACGGAAACAATTAGCAGAAAGAAAACCGGTGGGCTTTCAATTGAGTCATTCATTTCCTTGCAGCGTTCAAATATTTTTCTTCCTTTAAGGTCTGAACCATCACTATAAATATGAAAAACGCCTTTTTCGCAGGACAATTCCGGCTGTACCAATTTGTCCTGCAATCCGTAATTCAAATCCTTTGACGTGATTCCTTCAATCTGAAATTTTCCTGGTGCAAATCCAGATATAATAGCAGCAGTAACCGAGTGCTTGTGTCGCATATTAGAATACGGCTCATAAAAAAGATCGTCGTACTGCTTCTCGATGGACTGAAAACGCCTACATTGGCTTTTGATAATCTCAATAATTTTGCTTTTTTGTTGATTAGTTAGTAGCTGATCTATCATTTTATCATCCAATCCGCATTATGCTGTCAAGCAGTAATTCATATCTTATTCTACTCTTTCAACGCAGTGCCATCCGATTTGCTGTTTCAATTTAAAAATATTATATCATACCTTTATAAGCTTTTCCACTGCTTGTATTCCAAAACCTTTTTACAGGCATTGCCATCTCGGAACAACCTCAACCCTCCGCACATTTCCGGCGCAGGCGATGGAGTTTTCTCCGGGCTTCAGCACCGGAAAGCTCTCGCCGGTGACAGTGTCGTTTTTGAGGACGGTGTCTTTAAAGCAGTTCATCAGTTCGCTGTCGATCTCGACATACTCGTCCACACCGGAAAGCACCCAGGTAGTTGTGCCTTGACCTTCCGGCTGAATCATGAGCCGCACCGTGCCGCTACCGTAGATTTTAATGTAGGGCTTGCTGTCAAATGCAGTGGGATTCGTGACGATTAACCTTGGATTGCCCTCCGCTATAGCCTGCTGACCCGCAAAACTGTATTTGAACGGCTTGCAGTTGAAAGTCACGGTAAAGCAGCCGATTTTGTTCAACTGCTCCTCAATGTCCAGACTGCCGGAGATGACACCGTAGCGGAAATACTCCGCATCGTAAGAGTCGGTGATTTCGTGGTATCTGTCCGGCTCGGAATACAGCCAGCCCTTGATGTCCCGCAGGACGGAGGCAAGGGCGGCGGGATTCTTCCGTGCTAGGAACACCGTGTAGGTCACCTTGATGTTGGAAAATCGGCGGTTGGAATTGATGATGTCACCGCTTCTGCCGGGAATGGAGATGAACTCCGCATCGTACTCCGGTGCGGAGAACACGTCCTTCTTCTCGATATGCAGACCGAACTCAGCGGAACTGCGGCCGTTGTAGGTAAAATAGGTCATGCGAATACCACTCCTTTCCGCTGGGCGAACTGATTCGCTGTTTCCATAACTTCGTTGGTCAGCTGACGGATGTCCTCGCTGCTGTAATTGTTGAAGTTCGTGATGTTTAGGGCGATGGTGAAAGCGGATGCCGCCTTACCGACCACGCCGTCCACGGCAGAGCGGATCGAGCCGTTCACGTCAAAGTCGGTGGGCAGAGCCGTCTGCATATCGTGAGCAAGGTCGCCCATGACGCCGTTGATGTCCTCTGCCATTCCTTCTGCGGCTTTGACCGCTTCATCGCCGTTGTCGTCAATGGAGCCTGCAAGACCCTTGACCAGCATTTCACCGACCCATGCCATCTCCTTCGAGGGCGAATGGATACCGAAGAAATCGCAGATGCCGTTCCAGATGGAGGAGATCCACCCGGACACCTTATCCCACAGCCAAGAGGCAAGCTGGGTAATACCGCTCCACAGCCCCTTGACGATGTTGCCGCCGATTTCTACGATTTTATACATCAGAGAGCCGAAGGCTTCCACGATGCCCGCAATAATCTGCGGCACAGCCTTGACGATTTCCACGATGATAGTGGGCAGATTCTCGATGAGGGACACGAATAGCTTTACGCCTGCCATGATGATCTTGTCGATGTTTCCGACCAGAGCGTTGACAATACCGGAGATGATTTGCGGAATCGCCTGCACGATAGTCGTGATGATCTGCGGCAGGGCTTGAATGAGAGAAATCAGCAGGTCGATGCCCGCTTGAATAATGAGCGGTATCGCATTCAGCACCGCATTGATAATGCCATCAATGATTTTCGGGATGGCTTCCACGATTGTCATAATGATATCCGGCAAGGCAGTCACCAGCGAAGTCAGAAGCTGGATGCCTGTTTCGATAATCTGCGGGATGGAGTCCAGCAGAAAGGTAATGATGCCGTTGATGATCTCCGGCAGAGCAGCAATCAGTACGGGCAGTGCATCGAGAAGTCCTTGCGCCAGTCCTGTGATAAGCTGCAAGGCTGCATCCAAGAGCATCGGCAGGCTGTCCACCAGACCTTGCACGATGGTAACGATAGCCTGCACCGCTACCGGGATGAGCGTAGGCAGTGCATCCGCAATGCCTGTCACCAGCGTGGACACCAACTGAACTGCCGCATCAATGAGCAGGGGCAGATTCTCAATCAGCGTGTTCACGATGGTCATGAGCGCAGACACAGCCGCCGGGATAAGCTGCGGAAGCAAAGAAAGCAGCGTTTCCAGCACCTGCGAGAACAGTTCGGTGACTGCTTCCAGCAGTGTGGGCAGCAGTTCACCCACAGCCGTCAGCAGAGCGTCCAGCGCCGTGGGCAGAGCCGCCACGATGTTCTCGATGACCGGGGTGATGTTCGCCACCACGGTCTTGAAGGCATCCACCATGTTGTTGCACAGCAGCTCCATGTCAGCGTCCGCATCACCAAAGCCTACGATGAGGTTCGACACGGCGGATTTCAGTGCATTGACAGAGCCGGAAATGGTGGCTTCCGCTTCCTTGGCGGTCGTTCCTGCAATGTCCATGCTCTCCTGCATGACATGAATGGCTTCCACCACATCTGCGTAGGAGGAGATGTCATACTTGACGCCGGATATCTTCTCCGCATCGGCAAGCAGTCGTTCCATTTCCTGTTTTGTGCCGCCGTAGCCCAGTTTGAGGTTGTCGAGCATCGTGTAGTTCTGCTTGGCAAAACCCTGATAGGCATTCTGAATGGAGGACATATCCGTGCCCATCTTATTGGCGTTGTCGGACATATCCGTGATTGCCATATCCGCATACTTTGCGGCTTTCTCGGTATCACCGCCGAGAGACTGGATCAGGCTTGCGGAAAAGCCCGTGACCGTCTCCATGTACTCGTTGGCGGAAAGGCCGGCCGTTTTGTATGCGTTGGCGGCATACCGCTGGATCTCCTGCGAGGAGTCCTTGAACAGAGTGTCAACACCGCCGACCAGCTGTTCATAGTCAGCATAGGCGGCAATGACCTCTTTGCCGAGCTTCACGGCGGCGGCACCTGCGGCAACGGCAACTGCACCGAGCGCCACACCTACGGTTTTGAGAACCTTGCCGAAGCCTTCAAACTTACTGCCGGATTCCTCCGCAGCCTTGCCGCCCTCCTTGATGGCTTTTTCGTTCTCGTCCAGCTCACGGTTCATATCGTTGAGGGCGGCTTCGGCATTGTTGAGTTGGATCTGCCAGTTCTGGGTGCGGCGGTCATTCTCTCCGAAGGAGGTGGCGGCATTCTGCAGAGCCTTGCGAAGGGTATCGATTTTTGTCGTCTGCTCATCGATCTCTTTTCGCAGCACCTTGTTCCGTGCGGCGAGTGCCTCCACGGATTTATCGTTTTTATCGAACTGAGAGGTGGCGAGCTTCATTTCGGAGCCGAGCACCTTGAAGGACTGGTTGATGTCCGCCAGCGCTTTTTTGAACTCCTTTTCGCCCTCAAGACCGATCTTTAGTCCGAAACTATCTGCCATTCGCCGTCACCTCCTTGTGGATGGCATGAAAAAAGCACCCTTTCACCGAGAAGTTGGGACGAAACCGTCCTTAGTTCTCGATGAGAGCGTGCCTGATGGTATGAAAAAGGAGCGACCCCGAAAGGTCACTCCTCGTAGATATATGAGTTATTTTGTCAGAACAATTCTACCCGGCCAAGCAGTAGGTCGATCAGATTGCAGTGGAAGATGCCGTTGTCGTCATAAAAATTGTGCGGCACATCCATGCGAACGATAATCTTTTTGAAGAAATCCTTGGTAAGCATCAGCGATGCCAGCTCGGAGAATTCCTTTTTATCGGTATCCATGCGGAAAGCGGACTGAATATAGATTTTTTTATCTGCATCGTTTACCACAAAGTCGATCTCTTTCTGAACCTTGCTGTCGCCTGCGCGGTCGCAAACCACACCGACATCAACAGAGTACCCGCGCCGCAGAAGTTCGTTGTAGATCATGTTTTCCATGATATGACCGGGATCGTACTGGCGGTAATTCAGCCGTGCGTTCCGAAGCCCGATATCCGTATAGTAGTATTTGTTCGGATACTTGAAATAGGTCTTTCCTTTGACATCGTATCGCTTTGCCATTGAAATGAGGAAAGAGTCGATAACATACTGTACATAGTTTGAAACCATCGCAGGATTGATTTTTTCGTTCTTCATGGACGCGATGGCATTTGCGATATTGGTCGGATTCGTCAGCGAACTGATCTGCGAAGCAAGGAAGTCCAGAATATCATTCAGAACATCCTCGCGCTCGATGCCGTTTCGCTCCACAATATCCTTGACATACAATTCGCTGTAGAGGGAGGTCAGATAATCCTTCTTATCTTTGTCATCCTCCAGTGCTAAAAGTCTAGGCATACCGCCATAGAGCATATAGGTATCCAGCGCTTTTCGCTCGTCGCCGCCCACGGCAGAATAAAACTCCGCAAATGACAAAGGGAACACATGGATCTGTGTAGCACGACCGCGAAACTCTGTTGCGATATCTTTCGACAGCCCTTTGGAGTTACTGCCGGTGACATAAACATCAAGGTTTTTATATGCCTTGAGTTCGTTCAGCATATCGTAGATGGTAACCTCGATGCCGCCGTTTTCCTTGTCAACTACTTTCGTGGTGAACTGCACCTCATCAATGAACAGATAGAATTTTTCATCCTTCCTGTCCCGGACGGTGCTTTCTACATATTCGCACAGAGTGATCGGATTTCTGAACTTATAGTACCGCCGCTGATCCAGCTCGATTTTCAAAATATGATCTTCCGAAACGTTCTGCGAAAGAAGATACTCGAAAAACAGATCGAAAAGCAGTACGGACTTGCCGCATCTGCGTATGCCTGTGATAACCTTTATCTCGCCGTTCCACATACTGTGGATCAGTCGGTTCATATAGGAATCTCGTTTAACCATGCATTTCACCTCGTACTTAGGACGAAACCGTCCGAACTTCTATGTGTAGTATACCACGATTTTTGAAAAATATCAAGGCTATACGAAAAAGTTCACAAAGAAGTTGCGACGGAAACGGACTAAGTTCGAGGTGGAGCTGTCCGATATGGGTCAAATGCCGTCCGGGATAATATCGTCGATGTAGTGTTCGTGAGCAGGAATAGCCTGCCCGTTATACTGCTTGTGGCACTCCCACAGATCCAGCAGAAGTCCAAACGGCATCAGCCACACTTCATCCTGGCTGAGATGAAGGTGGGCAAGGCCGTAATAAAGAAGCCGGGTAAACAGCTCCGCATCGGAGACTGTTACCCGACTTGTGCGTTTTTTGCGTCTTTCTCACTTTCCACATTCCGCTTGGTGCCCTTGTAGAGCGCTTCCGTAATGGCGGTTTTGTATCCGGCGAGATCAAGCGGCGTGGTCAGAAGCTCCACCACATCCTCGGTGAGCGGCTCCTTGGGGTGCTCCTTGTCCTTGAGGTTGTGAATGAGGATACTCTGATTTGCCAGAAGCGTGATAAGCCACACGATCTCACCAATAGCCATTTCAAAGTTCTCGGACTTCATCAGCTTCTCGCCGAGGTTTTCCAGCCCGCCGTATCGACCGGCGATCTCCTTGGTGGCTTTGGTTGTGAGGAGCAGTGTGTACTCCTCTTCACCGATTGTGATGACCGCGGTTCTTTCGTTATCCATTGTGCGTTACCTCCGTTAAGTGGATTTCTCGGGTGATGCCGCATAGGTCGGCTCGTATACTTCCTTATACCAGCCCGTAATGGTTGCAGCGGTCACATCGCCCTCCAGTGCCTCCGCTTTCCACGGGTGCTTGCCGCCTGCGTCTGCCTTGTTGCGGCGCAGAATGGTACCCTCGATGGTCGGCGTAGAAAAGGTAATGCTGTCGCCCTTGGTGGCAAGGTTCGTCGCCGGAATACCGAATTTCACTCGGTACAGCCAGTAATACTTGTACTTGCCGTTAGACTTCTTGGCACGAAAGCCCACCGCCACGGGATCACCGCCGTCCTCAGATGCGGAAATGAGCACCTTGTTTTTGTCGATGGTCGCACCCGTGAGGTCGGATGCCGCCGTAGAGCCGATATCGTCAATGCCGAGGGAGAGTGTGCCGGATTTGAATTCCTTCACGATCTCCGAAGCGCCGTCATCGGCATAGAGCGTCGCCTCCGCCAGTTCCACCGAAAGGTCAGCGGAGATGGCTTTCGCAAGCTGCTCCGGTGTACCGTAGGTTTCCTCACCGGCATCGTTCTCGGTGATTTTTGCGTAATACAGTCTGTCAAGACCGATCGTTGCCATAACTTATTCCTCCAGTTCGTAGATTTGCGCCACATCAATGGCGTAGTGATGATAGCCGGTTTCGGTCTCAAAGCCGATGTACCGGCGGTCGGTAATATAGAAATCCGCACCCAGCAAGGCACGGACAAGGTCATTTTTCAGTTTGGTGTAACTGTCCTTTGTGAAGAGGGACAGCCGTGCCTCCTGCATTTCGCAGCCGGGGGTGTTGTCGGCGTGAAGCTCAAAGCTGTCCGACAGCGGCGTAATCACCAGATAGGTGTCCGGTGCTTTGCCGGAGAACACACCCGTTTCCACTGGAACACCGCAATGCTCGGCGATGGTTTGTAAATCGGATAGCAGGCTCACAGCTTTTCCACCTCCTCATCCAGTGCCTTGGTCATGGCATCGATGCACTCCTGCCGAGATGCCGTTTTCGCAGGTTTCAGAAACGGTTTTGCAGGCTGACCGTGCTTGCCGTATTCGAGAATGTTGGCAAGTTTGGCGTTGCTGCCGCCGTCCGAGCGTGGCTCGGCAAAACCGACCTTGATATCGTGGTTACCGTCCCGGTTCAGCTTGGAGGGAGAAAGGCCGAGTGCGCCCTCCAGTTCGCCCGTGATGCGGGATTTGAACTTTGTCCCTCTGCCGATAACGGAGGAGAGATTGCTCTTGACTCTCTTCAGCACGACTTCGCCACCGGCCTGCAGGACGGTATCCGCCACGCTGTCAAAATTGCTGCCGAGCCTGGATATCTTTAGAAGGAAATCCTCCGGCATTTTCATGTCGCACTTAGCCAACGGTCGGCACCTCCTTCTTCGCCAGCACCTCAATGTACATCCCACGCCCCTTTACATCCTCCACGGACACAATGTCGTAGCGACAGTCATCGCAGATGAGAAACTGGTCGGTAGTGACCGTCAGCCTCGGAATACACCGAAAGCGGAACAGGTCGGTTGCTTCACTGAATGCGGCGAGGTTCGCCCACCGCTGACTGCCGTGCCGACCTTCCCGGTACACACGGACGGAAGCGAGGACTTCATTCTCGGAATGGGTAAAGCCCTCGCTGTCCTTGACTTGACGGTTTTCCACGATGTCGGCAAAGCCGCTCATCTTTCCGAAACTCATACCTGCCACCGCCTATCCAAGCGGAGCAGCAGATTGACCGTGTTCCACACCTGTTGTGCCGCTCCGGTGTTATCCGCAAAAAAGCCGCCCGTGCTGCCGTCCCGGCTTTCGTAGAAGTGGGACGACAGCATGATAACGGCTTGCTCTGTGGTGGCTGGCATGGGATTCTCCTTATAGAACCCCTCCGGGATGTGCTGGTAGCTTTCGGCGTAAGAAACAGCGGCGGTGATGTAGCTTTTCAGCAAGGTATCATCCGCCGTATGTTCCAGGATAAGGTTGGCTTTTACTTTGGAAAGAAGCTCGTCCATCACCGCCGCCTCCTTTCATCAAGACGCCTTCATCTTCAGAAGCTGGATACCCTCCGGCAGGATGATCTTGCCGTCCACACGCTCGGTGGCAACAAAGCCGACCTGACCGTTGGTGGAATACAGCTCGTTCAGACGCTGAACGGTTCTGCCGGTGCGGTCAGCGATCCAATAGCTCTGGAAATCGCCGAAGGCAATGGAGAGCGCACCTGCCGCCAGCGTGGGAGCATACGGGCTGGTGTAAATCTCGTAACCGAGCAGTCTGTCCGGCTGACCCGCCTGCAGGGAGGGCTGCCACAGATACTGACCGTTGGAATCCTTCAGCTTACGAAGTGCGGAAACAGTAGCATCGTTCATCAGGAACTTGGCATTCTTGCGGTAAGGTGCTTTCAGCGCATAGATTAGGGAAATCACCTCGTCGGTGGTGACGGCGGTCGCACTGGCTGCGGTAACGCCGACCGTGCCACCGTTGGTGGTGAACAGGCCGGTGGGCTGACCCGTACCGGTGCCGACGCAGAATGCCTGTTCCTCGGCAGCACCGAAGGCGTAGGCAAACTCACGGGCGATGTACTCTTCCAGATCGAAGGCACTGTCGTCCAGAAGCTCAATGCTTACCTTCACAAGGTCGGTCAGCTTGTAGGCATCAATGGTCTTCTGTGCGAAGGTGGGATTGCTCTCGGTGTAGGCAGCATTTTCAGCAGTCCACGCAGCGGTGGAATGGGTCGCTGCAACGGGGATCTTACGCTCGTTATCGGTAGTGATGACCTTGCACAGACGGCGCATCACATTTTCCTCCTTGAGCGTGTCCACGATGAACTTCTCAAACTCCGTGGGGACGAGATAGCCGCCGTTGGCGTCCACGCCCTCGGAGAGCACATTGTGGAGCATACGTTTGCCGCGCAGATGCAGACCGAAATCCTCGCGGTAGGCGTTAGACGCTCTGCCGGTCTTGGCTTCGCTGGTCGCTTTCTGGGGCTGCTCGGTGATAGGAGAGGATACGGGTTTGGCAAGCTCTGCGGCAATAGCGTCGCGGCGCTCCATGCGTCTGACCTCATTGGTGAGATCGTTCAGTTCCTTCTCCATATTGGCGTAAACGGCATCGTCCTCGGCAGACAGAACGCCTTTTCGGTCGCGGTGGGTGTCGAGGAAGCCCTCCATCGTAGCCCACAGCTTGGCGCGCTTTTCGCGCAGTTCAACGATAGTCATATTGAAATACCTCCATATTAAATGTAGTTTTTAATGGTGTTCAGCTTGGCTCTGAGTTCATCTACAGAGCGTCCCGTGCGCTCCGGCACAGCGGGTTTGGGTTCAATGGCACACTTTGCGGCGATCTTCTCCATGAGAGAGTTCACCACATTCGCCTTGGAATACAGCATGGAAACGGCAGGCGTGGGTACCTCTTCGGATTCCGAGTTTCTCTGCATGATTTCGTCCGCAAAGCCGAGTTCCACAGCCTTGTTTGCGTCCATCCAAGTTTCGGCATCCATGAGGTGCGAGAGCTTGGCGCGGGACAGCCCTGTCTTAATCTCATAAGCGTTGATGATGGAATCCTTCACGCTTGAGAGCATCTCGATGGCTTTCTGCATTTCCTCCGAATTGCCGAATGCCGCAGTCATGGGGTTGTGGATCATGAGCATGGACACCGGGGACACCAGCACCTTCGTGCCTGCCATAGCGATGACGGACGCTGCGGATGCGGCAATGCCGTCGATCTTGACCGTCACGTCACCTTTGTAGTCCATGAGCATATTGTAGATTTGCGCTGCTGCCACACAGTCCCCACCGGGGCTGTTAATCCAGACGGTGATATTGCCGCTGCCGGACATCAGCTCGTCTTTGAAAAGCTGCGGCGTGACATCATCGTCAAACCAGCTTTCCTCGGCGATGGTTCCGTTCAGGAACAGCGTCCGTTCCGCTGTTTCCGTCTGGTTCTTCCAATTCCAGAATTTCTTCATCGGTTTTTTCCTCCTTTCCGTCATCGGTAGGTGTATCTGCAAAAGCACCCGCATTTTTCAGCGGGAGCATATTGCCGTTAATGAGGTACAGGTCGCCGCCGTCCTCTGCCGGGATGCGGTCGAGGTTTTCCAGCTCCCGGATGTCGTTTGCGGACATCCAGCCGTTCTGGCGGCCGATGGCGTACCCGTTCATGCGGGACTGGTAATCGCCGCGAAGCAGACCTTCCACATTGAATTTTGCAAAGTACTTCTTCTTTTCCTCGGAGTTCAGCAGGGAGCGTTGAATGGACTGCTCCCAGCGGATGACCCAGGGGTCAAGGGTGTATTTCACGAACTCAAGGGACTGCTGCTCAATATTAGAAAAGCTCGACTTTTCCAGATCGCCGACCATGTGGGGCGGGACTCGGAAAATTCGAGCAATTTCATTGATTTGGAATTTGCGGGTCTCAAGGAACTGCGCCTGCTCCGGCGAGATGCCGATGGGCGTATATTTCATGCCTTCCTCAAGCACTGCGATTTTGTTTGCGTTTCCGCTGCCACCGAAGGTGGACTGCCAGCTCTCCCGCACCCGTTGCGGGTCTTTGATCGTGCCGGGGTGTTCCAGCACACCGCCCGGAGCGGCACCATTGGCGAAGAATTTGGCTCCGTACTCCTCGCAGGCGATTGCCATGCCAATGGCATTCTTCGCCATAGCAATGGGGCTGTATCCGACCAAGCCATCAAAGCCGAGTCCCGGAATGTGAAGCACATCCGAGGGATGAAGCGTTACGGCGAATTCCTTGTTCTTGATGGCTTCGTCATTGCCACGATAATAGGTGTAGTACAGTTGTCCGTTCTCGTCTCTGTCCACCGACATCTTGTTCGGCATCAAGGGATACAGAGCAACGATTTCATTTTTGCCGTTGCGGATGATCTGCGCATAGGCGTTGCCCCAAAGGAGCAGATGCGTCATGAGGGTTTCCCGGAACACGAAAGAACTCATCTCCGGGTTCGGCTCATCGTGGAGCAAGCGGTAGAGCGGATGGTCGAGCGCCATTGCCTTGCCGCCGTCGCTGTTGTATCGGTAAACATGAAGCGGGAGCCCTGCGATAGCTTCGGCCAGAATACGGACGCAGGAGTAAACCGCAGTCATCCGCATGGCACTGCGTTCTGTTACCGTTTTTCCGGAGGTGCTGCCACCCATGTAAAAGGTGTAACGAGAGCCGACTGTGCTGTCGGTGGGCTTGTCTCTGGATTTGAATAGTCCACTGAAAATACCCATATCACATCACCGTCCTTTCATAAAAATAAAAGACCACGAGTGTCATAGACGCTCTCGGTCGTATCGTTGCCGCACCGGATGGCACGGTCCAAGGCCATGACAGTTGCCACGGCACCGTCGATTTTCTCTGTAGACTTTTCCTTGTCCGGCTTGATGTTACCGGCGGGATCAGTCCGCACATAAATATTGTCCATCATCCAGCGAAGCACCGGATGTCTGCCGTGGGCGATGCGCTCTTCCAAGACCAGCTTCATCAGCTCTTTGGTCGGAGGGCTCATATCCTTAAAGCCCTGTCCGAAGGGGACGACCGTGAAGCCCATACCCTCAAGGTTCTGGACCATCTGCACGGCTCCCCAGCGGTCGAAGGCGATCTCACGGATGTTGAACCGTTCGCCAAGCCGTTCGATGAACTTTTCGATATATCCATAATGGACCACGTTGCCCTCGGTGGTTTGCAGGAAACCTTGTCGTTCCCACACATCGTAAGGGACGTGATCCCGGTTGACCCTCTGGTCAATGTTTTCTTCTGGTATCCAGAAATACGGCAGGATCATGTACTTGTCGTCCTCGTCCAGCGGAGGAAAGACCAGCACGAAAGCGGTAATATCTGTGGTAGACGAAAGGTCCAGTCCACCATAGCAGACACGGCCTTTGAGGTCATCTTCGTTTGTAGCAAAAGCGCAGCGGTCCCATTTTTCCATCGGCATCCAGCGCACAGCCTGTTTGACCCACTGGTTGAGCCTTAGCTGCCGGAAGGAGTTTTCCTCGGCAGGGTTTTGCTTTGCAGACTCACAGGCGGCCTTTACCTTGTCGATGCCGACCGTGATGCCGAGCGAGGGGTTTGCTTTCTTCCAGACCTTCGGGTCCGTCCAGTCGTCGTCCTCATCGGCCCCGTAGATAACCGGATAGAATGTGGGGTCAATCTTGCGGCCTTCGATGATGTCCTTCGCTTTCTGGTGCGTCTCGTAGCAGATAGATTTGGTGTCCGTACCCGCTGTGGTTATAAGGAAGTAAAGCGGCTGCATACGAGCATCACCGGAGCCCTTGGTCATAACATCAAAGAGTTTCCGGTTGGGCTGGGTGTGCAGCTCATCGAACACCACGCCGTGGATGTTAAAGCCGTGCTTCGAGTATGCTTCTGCTGACAACACCTGATAGAAACTGTTTGTCGGCAGGTACACGATCCGCTTTGTGGCCGTCAGGATTTTGACCCTACGGTTGAGGGCCGGACACATTCGGACCATATCGGCTGCGACCTCAAAAACAATCGATGCTTGCTGTCTGTCCGCAGCGCAGCCGTAGACCTCCGCACGTTCCTCACCGTCGCCGCATGTGAGCAGAAGTGCGACCGCAGCCGCAAGCTCCGATTTACCCATCTTCTTGGGTATCTCAATATAGGCGGTGTTGAACTGCCGGTATCCGTTGGGCTTGATGATTCCGAAGATGTCCCGGATAATCTGCTCCTGCCAGTCGATCAGCGTGAAGGGTTTTCCTGCCCATGTACCTTTGGTGTGACAGAGGCACTCGATGAACGAGACAGCGTAGTCAGCCTTGGCCTTGTCATAGACGGAGTCTTTTGTCTTGAACTTCGTCGGTGTGTATTTTTTCATTCGCCTCAAGTGTTATCACCTCCAAAAAGGCATAGAAAATAGCCGCCTGAAGCGACCGTCATAACGAGGAACAGAGCCGAGCGGCTCATGTCCCAAGGGTATTTATTTTACCGGGGATTACTGTTGCATGGCCCAAGCGATGGCGTGACCGTCATCCTCGAACTCAACTTCGCTAACTGCTCTCAGGCCGATGATGCCTTCGCAGCTGTGGTCGTCATCAAGGAACTCGTAGGTTGCGCCGAAGTAGCAGGGCTTGCCGGGGCCGTTGTAGAAGCCTCCCGCCATGATGACCTTGTCTCCAAAGGTGAGCACCTTGCTCCATCTGGTTTCGAGGTCCTCCGGGGTGGTTGGGTTTGGCAGCCGGAACTTTCTCATCGCATTGTTGATCGTCATTGTCGGTCCCTCCTTAATACTTCGTGGCCTTGTGGCTGTCGAGGTTCTTGAAGAAGGCGTCAACCTCTGCGAGGGTTGAAAGGATGTCTTCGTAGGCTCCGAGGCCGCTCTTCTTGATGATCCTGTAGTAGCCCTGACGGTTCTTCAGAACTCCGAGACCGTTTGCTTCGGCAATCTTGGTGGCCGTGCGGGTGAGCTTCCCAAGGCTCTGGATCTCGTGGTCTTCGCCCTTTTCAAAGGCTGTTTTGCAGTTGGTGTGGTCGATGTAACGCATCGTGGTTTCCTCCGTTTATGTGTATTTCCTTTCGGTAGTGTATATATCACTCTAAACGCCTGAAATAGCAAGTCATTTCTGCGATATAAACCGAAGTATTCTACACAAATATTCGGGCTCGGAATTGTGTGCTTTATGCCTCTCCGTAGAGGATGAAATGCACATATTCCTTGCGATGTTCCTCAATGAAGACCACCAGCTCATAGAAGTCTCGCTCGTAGGCCAGCCGTTGCACCATGTTTGTATCAAACATATTCGTCAGGCCGGTGTCCCGGATGGCGAGGATCTGCTTTTTGATCGTCTCATTCATCGCCGCTCACCACCCTGCAAAGGTCTGCGCCATATGCGACTGATAGGCCGGAGCCATTGTCCCATGCGACCATGATGGAACCGACGTCGTCCACGCCGAGGACTGTTCCTTTCGTCCCGATGGGAGGAGCCTGAACATCGTCCATTTGCAGGAGCTCCACCCGTGTACCGGGCTTGTACCGGCGACGTAAGCCCTCAAGGGCCGCTTTTGAAATCACTCGCATGTTTCTACCTCCGTTTTCTTTGCGCCGCTCTTAAAGGCCGATGAACCGGAGAGGCTGCGGAGCAGGATTTTGCGCTCGGTCTTGTAGTCCTCACCGATGAAGCCCAACCGCAGAAGGAAGCAGCGGAATGCGTACTTGTCGTTGTCGACCGGCTTTCCCTTAGCGGTGATGCGCTTCTGGTTTAGTGCCATCTCACACAAGGCTGCGATGAAGTGCGAGTAGGCTTTGATCTCTTCGGGAGAGGGCAGCTCTTTAAACCACGGGAAGGCAATGCGATCTTCCTTGAGCTCAATGCGGATGTCCTCGACGCCGAGTGCCTTTTTGATCAGCTCGCCTTTTGCGTCCAGTAGCTTGGTGAGGTTTCCGACCGAGACCTTTTCAAGCGGGATCTCAATCGTAAGGCCTGTCTCTTCGGTTTCGGCCTTGTCTTTGACCGGGTTGAATCCGGCTGCGGCAAGGGCGATGATGACCGCCTCAATGGTGTCCTGATCCGTGCGCTCGTCCCAGACCATCGTGCCGTCTTTCTCAACGGTGATGTTGTTGATGACGAAGGCGCAGGTGGGCATGAATTTGTAGACGGCCTTCATGCCGACCACCTTGGAGATGATGCCGACCAGTTCTTTGCGGTCTTGCCCGGTGACGTTGTAGTGTAGTTCTTTCATGGGATTACCTCCTTGTTTTTTTGGTACTGTATATATCACTCTGAAGCCACAGAATAGCAAGTCATTTCAGCGAAATATATGTACCGATTATCGTAGAAAAACAGGAGCCTCAATTGTCTACATTAAGCTACTTCGTCGAAGCGGAAAGTCACGCCGTTACGCTGCACCGTCACACCATCCGAGGAGCCGACCTGTTCGATGTATCGCTTCACGATGACATCGCAGAACTTCTCGTCCAGCTCCACGGTATAGCAGATGCGATCCGACTGCTCACAGGCAATCAGTGTGCTGCCGGAACCGCCGAAGGGGTCCAGAACCACAGCGTTGCTCATGGAGGAGTTCATGATCGGATATGCCAAAAGCGCAATCGGCTTCATGGTCGGGTGATCGCCGTTCTTCTTGGGCTTGTCAAACTCCCATATGGTGGTTTCCTTACGGCCCGTGTACCACTGGTGCTTGCCGTTTTTCTTCCAGCCATAGAGCACCGGCTCATGCTGCCACTGGTACGGAGAGCGTCCGAGCACCAGCGACTGCTTTTTCCAGATGCAGCAGCCGGAGAGGTAGAAACCTGCATCAGCAAAAGCCCTGCGGAAGTTCAGTCCTTCGGTGTCCGCATGAAACACATAGATGGAAGCATCGCCGGTCATGACGGCTTCCATATTGGTGAAGGCGTCGAGCAGGAACTGATAGAAGGCGTCATTTGCCATGTTATCGTTCTTGATCTTCCCGGCAGAGCCTTCATAGTTCACATTGTAAGGCGGGTCCGTGATCACGAGGTTGGCCTTGATGTCGCCCATCAGAGTGTCGTAGGTTTCCTTCTTTGTGGAATCTCCGCAGACCAGACGGTGCCGACCGAGCGTCCAGACATCGCCAGCCTTGGTAAAGGAGGGTTTTTTCAGCTCCTCATCCACATCGAAATCATCGTCATGCATGCCGTCCTTCAGGCTGTCCTTGAAAAGGTCGTCGATCTCGGCAGGGTCAAAACCGGTGAGGGAAACATCAAAGTCCTCACCCTGCAGGTCAGCGATCAGCAGGGTCAGCTTGTCCTTATCCCAATCGCCGCTGATCTTGTTCAGGGCGATGTTGAGCGCTTTTTCCTTGGCGTCGTCCATTTCAACGACCACACAGTCAACCTCTGTGATGCCAAGGTCGATGAGGACCTTGAGCCTCTGGTGCCCACCGACAACACGACCGGTCGTCTTATTCCAGATGACCGGTTCGACATAACCGAACTCCTCGATGGAGCGTTTCAGTTTTTCGTATTCCTCGTCACCGGGCTTCAGGTCCTTGCGAGGGTTGTATTCGGCAGGAAGCATCTCTACCGTTTTCTTTTCCTCAATCAGCATATAAGACCCCACTCAGCGAACCTCTCGAAACCGCCGATGCGGTCAATGAAAGTCCTCGCTGTTTCTACGATTCTCTCGTATGGAATACCGTCCACAGCATCGTCACCGATGGCACAGACAAGCTCGACCGGCGTACCGGTTTCCTGCGCCTTGAGCCATGCGTAAATGTTGATGCTGACGTCGGCTTTGGAGAGGTCCTTGCCGTGCAGACCACCGCCGGTCACGGAGTCTCCCATATCGGAGCCGAGCTTCCGGTTAGTGGCACCGGAGTCGACATTCGTGCCGCCGGTCCAGTAACCGAGAGGGTTGATCTCAGCATCCGGGAAGACTTCACGCAGATTGTCCGTCTTGGCGTTGCTCTGGCAGAGGATCAGACGGTCGCCGTCCAGAATGTATTTACCGTCGCTGCCATAGGTGTCATAGAGCTGCTTGGCGATGGCGGTGAGCTTTTTCTGCTCGTCAGTCACCGGGACACCTTTGAAGATGCCGTTGTCGCCGCAGTGGATGCCGTCGATCTGGTTGTCGGCCAGATGCTCATCCTGCGAAACCTCACGGTAGTCCACCAGCAGGTTCCCGGCGATACGGGAAACAGCAGCCTTTACCTCATCAGGAGAGAGGGCTACCGAGGTTTCGCTGATAATATGGCAGATGCCGTGGCCAATCAGGACCTCGACGGCGATCTTCGGATTATTCTCTTTTTGATACGCAAGGTCGACAAGAGCACCGGCAATACGGTCGGCCACCTTGTCGGGATGCGCCGGGTTTACTTTTTCAAACATATCAGTTTCCTTTCCGAGCGGTGAGCAGCCGCTCCATCAAATCGTCTTGTGGATTTCTGCCGCCGTACTCCACGGCACAGTTTTCTTTCACGATCTGGTAAATCTGATACCAGACCTGATTAACCTGCTTCATGTAGGTCTGGCTCATCGCAACGTACGGTGAAGCGATGGCATTGCCGGTGGTGGGATGCTTTGCCAGAAAGCCGAACTCGGAGATCGCTTCCTCGCACTGAATCCATCGGGAGACTGACATGGCGTACTGCTCAATCAGCTGGTTGTTTACTAACATTTCACAGCCACGAGCCTTGAGCCAGTTCCAAGTATCCCGGTAGACCTCTTCGGCACACAGGTCTTTGCCGTTCTTCTGATCGGCTTTCAAGTATTCTTTGACTGGAGGAACATCCGCTCCTTCGATTTCTGCCGGTTCCGGGAGCACCATCGCACCGTTCAACCTGCCGTCAGCGATTTTATCGGTCAGAGCCTTGGACTTTCTCCCGGCACCGACACGCTGACCGCCTCTCATAGTTCCGTCTTTTGCCACACATTTCACCTCGCTTTCCGGGCTGGGGGTTAATACCCCGTTTGATTTCTGATTTTTGCGCTCGTGACCCCACGCCGCTGTCCGGGTAGAAAGGTCGTAGAGATTTGACCCGCCCCACGGTCACCGATCACCGAGCTCATGGTGGATCTTCGTGTGGCACGACTGGCACAGGCTCATCAGGTTGCTGGCATCGTGGGTGCCACCTTGGGAAATAGGAAGAATATGATGAACTTCCTCGACCGGTGTTAACCGACCTTCCTTGAGGCACTGCTCACACAAAGGGTGGGCCGCTGCATACCTGTCACGGATACGCTTCCAAGCCCTGCCGTATTTGCGGTTGACATCCGGGCTACGCTCGTACTTGTTGTACCGATCCCGGTCCAGCTTCTCGTGCTCCGGACAGAAGCGTCTGTCGGTGAGCCTTGGACAGCCGGGGTAAGCGCAGGGCTTCTTTGGACTCCTTGGCACATAATCACCTCGCTTTCCGGGCATAACAAAAGCCCTGCGGGAGGGGTGCTCCCACAAGGCTTCCGTAGGTTTTACTTTGTCCATCATAATACTATCATAAGAGGTGGCTCTCAATCTCTCTCATTTACTCTCATGATGGCAGTCACACCGGAAAGGGCCGTATCGTGCATCCGGTAAATGTGCTGGATGCTGTAATGCATCTCAACCGCAATCTTCTCCCACGAGAGGAAGCACAGATAACGCTTCTCCAGCAGGGTTTGCAGTTCAACATCCGAAACGGCCTGTATTGTGGCCATGATTTCTTTTTTTAGCTCAACCAGATCCTCGACGTCGTGTTTCAGGCTTTCCTCAACCTCGATTATCTTCAAAACGGCCCGTTCTACTTTGGAGCCGCCACGATTCGGGTTTCTCGGCATATCGCTATAAACGACGGTGCAGGATGTGGCCAGTTCATTTAAAGACTCGATTTGCTGGAGCTTGGATTTAATCCGCATATCCAGCGTCCGGGCCTGTGACAGATATTCTTTAGCGGTCATTTCGCTTCTCCTTCCGTAGCTCTTTAATGAGGAATTCCGGATCGACTTTTGACAGGACACCGAACCAGCCGGAGCGGAAGAAACGCTCGATTTCCTGAAGCTCCCGCTCGTCGTCGGTCAGCCGGTAATCCTTGACCGCTTGCAGAATGATGGCATTTGCCAGTTCTTCATATGGGTTCAAAGTCGCACCTCCAAATTTGTGTTCACTCGGATTGGCGAAGATTGTCGATTTTTGTCGTTAGATTTTCAGATTTGCCTTGACCGCAGCGATCAGAGCCGACTGCGTTTTGTCTTTGGCCTTAAGTGCCCGGAGAATCTGCTCATCAATGGTGCCGTTCGTCACGATATGCTGAACGACCACAGTTTCGGCAGTCTGACCTTGCCGCCAGAGCCTTGCTATGGTCTGGGAATAGAGCTCCAAGGACCATGTGAGGCCGAACCAGACGATTGTGTTGCCGCCGGTCTGGAGATTGAGGCCGTGTCCAGCAGAAGCTGGGTGGATCAGGGCTACTGGGATTTCGCCGTTGTTCCATCTGCGGATACTGTCGGCTTTGTCCAGCTTGGAAAACGGAATATGGCGATCATGCAGCCGTTTCATGATCCGCTCCAGATCATGCTGGTACCAATAGGCCACCAGAAGAGGCTTGCCGTTTGCCGACTCGATAATGTCCTCCAGAGCGTCCAGCTTCTGCTCGTGAATGGGGACCGCATTCCCGGCATCGTCGTAAATGGCACCATTGGCCATCTGGGAGAGCTTGCCGGAGAGGGCTGCGGCATTAGCAGCGGATATTTCACCATCGGGCAGGTCCAGAATGAACTGTTTTTTCATCTCGTTGTAGGCGTCCTGCTCATTGGGACTGAGATAGACCTTGTATTCGCTGGATATGAGTTCCGGCATCTTCAGGTGGTCCGTGGATTTCATCGAAATGGTGATATCCGAGATTTTCCGGTATATGGCTTGCTCGGCACCGGGTTTCGGACGGTAGCTGTAAACGATCTGGCCGTTCATGGCGTCCGGCACGAAATACTCCTGCCGATAATAGGTAATGAAGCGACCGAGGCGTTTTCCCATGTCAATGACCTTGAACTCTGCCCACAGATCCATCAGTCCGTTGCTGGCCGGAGTGCCGGTGAGCCCAACGACACGCTTGATTCTGGGCCGTACCTGCATCAGGGCCTTGAAGCGTTTTGACTGGTGGTTTTTGAAGGAAGAAAGCTCGTCAACTACGATCATGTCGTAGTCAAACGGGAGCTTGCTTTTCTCGATGAGCCACTGGACGTTCTCACGGTTGATGATGTAAATATCGGCTTTCTTCGTCAGGGCCGCTTTTCGCTCAGCCTCGCTTCCGACCGCCACCGAATAGGTCAGGTGGTGAAGCTGGTCCCACTTTTGAAGCTCTGCGCTCCAAGTGTCACGGGCTACTCGAAGCGGAGCGATGACCAGTACCTTGTGAACCTCGAAGCTGTCGAACAGCAGGTCCGCAATAGCGGTCAGTGTGATGCTCGTTTTGCCAAGGCCCATGTCCAGCAGCACGGCAACGAAGGGATGGTCCTCGATATAGTTGATTGCGTACCTCTGGTACTCATGCGGTTTGTATTTCATCAAGTATCCCTCCAATCTGCTCAAGGGCATCAAGGATATATACCTTGAATCCCAGCCGCCGCAGTAATCCGTGTCTGGCTGCCTGCAAAGGTCTCGGTTCCTTGCCCGGTGCCTTGACCTCCACGAATCCGATCTTGCCTCCGGGCAGCAGCACCAGTCGATCCGGCATCCCATCAAATCCGGGACTCACCAGTTTCGGTGCAATGCCGCCGCTGTTTTTCACGGCTTTGACTAAGTGTTGTTCTATGATTTTCTCTCGCATAATGTTCCTCCATCAGGAATTAGAGTGGGTGGTGACGGTCGATGACGGGTAATTCCGTAACTTTTCTTAGGCCTTGTTTTTTAGTGCTCTAAGAATAGTTTCTGTAAAGACTGTCATCGACCGTCACCCTTGGTTCAATCAAGGAAGTCCGACTTAAGCTGCAGGCCAAAAAGCAGCCGTGCAGATTTGCTTCTTTTCCTTTCAAAACCGGCGCATTCCAGCGCAGTGTAGAAATCAGTCGTGCTGCGGATATAGTCGCCCACCTGCATGCAATAGCTGCGGTATGCATTGTAGACGTCTCCGGATTTAGCGGAATAGGAGCTGTCAATCTCACAGCATTCATCGAGGAACTGCGAGAGCCAGTCGTTATTGTCCTTGTACTTCTGGATCGCAGCTTCCACCACGGCTGGCTTTACGATGTGATAATCCTTTTCGATCACACGCTTGGCACCGGTCATGATCCATTTCAGGATTGCACCGCCAGCTTTGTTGAAAAGGTAATCGGCATAGTTCTTGATGTCAGAGGAACCTTCAATCTTGGCGTTAAACGGAATGACAATCAGCCTACGCCATGTTCCGGCATCAATCGCACCGACCTTCGGCAGATGGTTCGTGTAAAGCACAAGGGTGTGGCTCGGTACAAAACTGAACGGGTCCTTGTACTTTTTCTCCGCATAGATTTCGTCCGTTGAACAGAGCTGTTTGACGTTAGATGTGTTCAGGCGCATGCCTTCCTCAAGCTCGGCGGCAATAATTATCCGTTTGCCTTTGGCTTCAGCCAGCTCCGGCTTTACATTCCGCTTACATCCGACAGTCAGAGTATCTGCGGACATGTTGCCGCTATAGGTGCCCAGCACACGGGAAAGCGTATTCCAGAAGGTGGATTTTCCGTTACGGCCTTCACCGTAGGCAATGATCAAGCCCTCGACACAGACCTTCCCGATAGCGGAAAGACCAGCGATCTCCTGAACATAATCGATGAGCTCGTTGTCAGCGCAGAAGAAGGTCTCCAAGGCGTCCTGCCAGATATCCATACCATCATCGGACGGGTCAACCGTGGTCTGCTTGGTAATGAAATCCGCAGGAGTGTGCTCATGAGCGGAAGGAAGGCCAATACGAAGGTCGTAAGTTGCTGACGGGGTGTTGAGCAGAAATTCGTCTGCGTCAAGCTGCCGCTGGTCAATCTCAACCATCGGGTGTGCTTCCTTTAGGGCAGCGGCGATGTATTTGGAATCTCTGCGCTTGATGGCATAGTTGCGGTAGGTCGTGGCGTTCTCGTACTTTTGGAAGGAACGAGCCTGTTCCGAGCTGAAAGCCATAGCCGCTTTCTTTGGACCCATCGATGACAGCAGCTCCCATGCGCCGTTTTTCATCATTTCGTCGGTTGCCTTCTTGATCTCGGTTTCGGCCTCCTCAAGCTGGCGAGTGGTGAGCTCCTGCGCTACGGCCTGAGCCTTGGGCTTGGATTCCTCCCAGAACCGACCGTTATAGACCAGAAAATCGGTCGAGGGTGAGTAGCGGAGTTTGCCTTCATATACCCGTGCCAACACCGTAGCCTGTCCAACGTCGGAATAGTCGGAGGGCTTGAGCTGAAGGTCCTGATTGTATTGCTCCGGAGGAATGTATCCTTCCTGTGCAGCGACCTTCCCATAGAACCGCTGTGCGCTGCGCCAGATGCTGTCGAGCTCCGACTGCTCCAAAGGCGGCTGACAGCAAGCGGCCACTTCCGCAAAATGCTTATGTGCCTCATCGGTATTGCCGAAGCGTTTCAGGATGCGTCCAGCATAATGGGACAGCGTGGCGTTGCGGCTGCCTTCGGGAATGACGATGTCGCCATAGCTGCCGGAGTCCATGTTGGCGTCAAAATCGTCGTCAGTAAGGAAGGTAGTAAGCGTCATCGGGCCGTCGAAGATCTCGACCTCCGGCTCCTTTGTCCCGAAGAAGAACCGAGCGGCATCGAGTGCCTTGGTGTCGAAGTACGGGAAGATGCTGTTGACCAGCTTTTTCATCTCGCTGTACTGGCCGGGTTCGATGACTCGATCAATAGCGAAGAAGACGTGGAACTTCGGCCTTGCAGCTTTGCCACCTTTGGCTTTCATGTGATTGCGGCTGTAGTGAACCGCAAAGGCAACACGGGGAAAAGCAGTAGCAACGTCTGAGGGATAGACCCATTCGTCCGGATCGTCGCTGTGGTCGTTATCACAATCGACCGGCAAGCAGTCGGAGCCGATGAAATTGTCGTTGCTGCGGTAGTTGCCCTGATACTCAGCACAAACATAATCGTGCTTTACAGCTTCGATGAGGCTGTCCTTCCCGGTGACCTCGACCTTATGAGGGTAGGTACAGTTTTCAGGCACCTCCAGACAGTTGGAGCGGTATAAAGTGAATCTCATCTTGTTACCTCCTCGCAGGTCTCGCTGAAGTAGCGGATTCGGTGTCCCTTCCAAGTCGCTCTCTTGATCTCGGCCTCCATGCCCTCGGAGATCCGGTCACCGAAGACCCACATTTCGGCGCATTTACTCAGGATGGCATTCCCAAAAAACAGACCCAGCTCACGCTCCTTGGGCTTGTTGTCGTCAAGGAACTGCGGAAACAGCAGGTGCGGTGCGATGGGAATGTATCCGGCCTCTACCGCAAAACGGCTGTAGCGTCTGGCGGCAGCGGTGTTGCGTTCGACATCTCCGGCATACGGACTGCAGATATACACGATGGGCCTGAATGCCCGGAGAGCTTTTTCTTCTTTTTCAATGGCACAGAAGGCTCCGAATGCTGTGGGATCGGCATAACCTTCTGCGTTTTTGTATTCGGCCATGATAGGCACCTCCAATCTAAAGTTCTCACTACCCACTGGAGGGGTTAGTGGTATTTGAACGAATCAGAATCAGTCTTTTTTATAAAACATGGTCTCATAGCCATCGGCACGGAGCTTGAGCCCGTTTGCCCACGGCGGTGTCCGGCCCATCTGCTCACAGAGAACCTTCAGGTCGACGCCGGGGCTGGCTTCGATGACCAGCTCGTCGTGAATGTGCATGGTAATGAAGCAGTGCGACAAGGTCCGCATGGCGTAGCAGAGAATGTCACGGGAGGTGGCTTGGACGATGTTCTCCACGAGCTTCGGCCCGTAGGTCTCCAGCCGCTCCCATTTCTTTGTGCCGCCGATGCCCTCGTAAGTGATACACTCGCTGCCGAACTGATTTGTACCGAGCTTGGGCTTCACATACGAGAGGTGTCTGCCGGACGGGAGCGTAATGAAAAGCATCCCGCTCTGGTAGCAGAACTTGATGCCGCAGACTTCGCCGTCCATGTGATACTTCACGGCATTCATAGCTGCTCGGTCGATATCCCACCAGAACCTCACAATATTCTGGTTCGAGTTGCGCCAAGCAGTGACCAGCGGCTGAAGCTCGTCTTCCGAAAGGCCCATCCCCAAGGCTCCCATCGCTTTGAGAGCTCCGACAGAGCCGCCATAGCCGAGGGCGAGTTCAGCGATTTTGCCTTTTTGCCGCAGGTGGCCGTTCACGCCGTGCTTTTCAACAGGGACCTTGAACATCTGCGATGCGGAAGCGCAGTAGATGTCGCCGCCTTTTTCAAAGACCTCCTGACGCCAGATTTCACCGGCAAACCACGCCAGCACTCTGGCCTCGATTGCCGAGAAGTCGGAGACGATGAACTTGTATCCCGGCTTCGGCACAAAGGCGGTGCGGATCAGTTGGGAGAGCGTATCCGGCACATCTTCGTAGAGAAGTTCCACGCCTTCAAAGTCGCCGCAGCGGACAAGCCCACGAGCCTCTGCCAGATCCGGAAGATGGTTCTGGGGCAGGTTCTGCATCTGTATAATGCGTCCAGCCCAACGACCGGTCCTGTTGGCACCGTAGAACTGAAACATTCCACGAGCACGACCATCGGCGCAGACTGCCTTTTCCATCGCCTGATACTTTTTGACAGACGATTTGGCCAGCTGCTGCCGGAGAAGGAGAACCTTCTGCAGCTCTGCCGGAGCGGTCTTGAGCATTTCAGCGACTTCCTTCTTGCCGAGAGAATCCACCTCCAGACCGTTGTCCGAAAGCCACTGTTTCATCTGCTGCACGGAGTTGGGATTGTCCAAAGCGGTCAGCTTCTTCATGGCAGCAGTGAGATCCGCACGGGAGTGGGTGTCCATAGCGATGGCTTGATGCACCAGCTCCATATCAAGGGCGACGCCTCTGTCGTTGATTTCCTGATCGAGGTGGTATTGCTCCCAGACTGTTTCCGGCACAGGGAACTTAGCGAGCTTTTCCTGAATGGACATCTCGACCTCGACATCACGGATGTTGTACCGTTTGAAGGCGTCCCACTTGTCGGGAGCGTTTTCCGGCAGGTTGCGGGTTCGACCGCCATTGGTCTTTGTCGGCGCACAGGGCTGGCAGAAATACTTGATGAGCTCTTTGCCTTCGGTCAGCTTCTGCTTTCCGAGGCCCAGAACAGCACCGACGCCTTCCAATGAAAGGGGTAAGCCCATGTAAGCGGACCAGATCATGGTGCATTTCCATGAGGCCGGATCGAGGTAGTTGCCCACGGTGTCTTCCGGGATGCTGTAGTAGGCGTTGTCAAAACCGCCGTGATCCCGGAGCCAGCGGGAAAGGCATATTCTCTCGAACTGAGCGTTGAAGGCCCACTTCGTCACATCATCGTTTGTAAGCGCAGCGATGACCTCCGGAGGGATCGTCTCTCCACAGGCGAGGTCGACCACCTGCACAGGATTACCGTCTGCGGAATACCCGAAGAGAAGAATATCGAAATCTGTCGCCTCGGTGTATTTGTAGACACCGCATTTGGCAAGGTCCACGCTGCTGTATGTTTCAATATCAATACTGAGTGTTTTCATATACACCGGTCCTTTCCCAAGCCTGATCGGGTGGCAGGATTACACCCACCACCCGCAGGCCGAAGATTACTTTCTGTCGAGCTCTTTCATACGGGCTTCGTGGTACTCGACCTCACGAATGGCACGTTCTCGTTCAAGCTGCTGACGCTCGGCTTCCCATTTGGCGTTGCGAGCTTCACGCTCAGCCTCAAGAGCAGCATTACGCTTCTCACGCTTGCGGTCGTCGATAGTGTCAATGATGGACCTAACGATCCAGAACACGGCCAGAACCAGATAGAGGGACAGAAGCAGGATGCAAAGAATCGTAGTAGCGTTCATGGTACGTACCTCCTTAAGACAGGAAATCTTCATCCGCATCGGTGGAGAAGTCAGATGCTGCGCTGGACTTGCCGCCGAGGGGTTCGCCGTCACGGATCTTCTGCAGGTTGTTCAGCCCACAGGCGATGCCCTTGTTGCCGTTGGAGTTGAAAGCGTAGAAGTTGATGCTGGCACGACCGTACACGCCGGAGTAAACCTCGGAGCGGGTCAGGATCGGATTGCAGTCGGCGTCCACAATGCCGGGAGCCGTGGCGGATTTGGCGTTGATGAAGTAGCTGCCAGCGTAAGCCGGATCATCCGGACGCTCGGTGTCGCCGTCACGAAGAGGCGTCTTGATAGCAGTGAGGGGCGGTACGGTGCGACCGTTGCCTTTGAGCTTGGCCTGACCTTCCTCATAGGCCGCCTGAATCGCTGCCTTGATCTTCTGAACGGTCACGGTGTCAGTCTTCGGAATGATGAGACTGACGCTGAACTTCGGGGTGCCGCCGTTGATGGACTTCGCTTCCCAGACATTGGCGTAGGACCAACGGGTGTCCTTGCCGGTGATAACTTTCATGGGGTTTGCGAGTTTAGTAGAATTTGACATATTAGTTGTCCTCCTTGAAATCATCGATAATCGTTGTCATTGCCGGTCTCTTATCGCTGTCCGGCACCAGCGTGGGTTTTCCTTGAGGCTTGGTGATCAGGTCTCCAAGAATGCCGTTGAACTGTTTCTTTCCGAGAAGCGAGGTCATGGCGGTGACGCCGAGAATCTTGTGTTCGTAGGGGTCGTACCCGGCAGCTGTTACGGCTGCGATGACGGCATTCTCGTCTGTGTACTTGCGGTTGGAGCGGCCCTCGACCAGTTTGTAGCCGGACCACTGTTTACCACTGATGGCTGCCTGAAGCGCATAGTCCTTGATGTCGGAGGCCCAAGCGATCAGCTCGTCAATGCGACCGAGGATTTCTTCGACCTCTTCATCTGTAAGCAGAGGCGGCTGCCTGAACTCGAACTTGGCAAGCTCCATGTTGGCGTTGGCTCTTTCACGGCAGTCGGCTTTTGCCTTGCAGAACTGGCACCATTCGCCGCAGTGGTATTCGCCGTCTCCGTTGAAGGCAAGCTCTGCGGTAGGGGTCAGAACCCGATCGGCCCACTCGTAGAGTTCCTCCTTCGGAATGGTGAAAGTGCTGACGTTGGAGCGTCTGGGCTGGTAGATGGTCATGCTGACGGTGTCGATGTCGTAGATGCAGTCGAACAGCTCCAGCGCACCGAGAGCGTACAGCTTCATCTGCGGGTTGTCGTCAGCCTCGACCAGAACGCCTCTGCCGTGCTTGTAGTCCACGATGTGCAGCGTCCCGTCTGCAATGATGACGCAGTCGCCGGTGCCGAAGCCCTCCTCGACGTACTTGGAGTAGTCGAGCCGCTGTTCGATCAGGACCACAGGGTCCGGGCAGGTCTTCTTGGCCTCCTCGACCAGCTCCATTACAAAGGACACATACCCGTTGGCACATTCCTCCATTTCGGAGTTGTACCAAGTAAGGTCTTCGGTCGGGTCTTTTGCTTCCATACCGAGTGCCGTCCGGAGCTTGAACTCACAGAGAGCGTGGGCGTCGGTACCTTCGGCTGCGAAATCGCTGCCTTTGTCGTCGTAACCTTCACAGAGCCTTGCCGAAGGTGGGCAGTTGAGCCACCTGTGCGAAGACGATGCAGAGAGAAGTGCGTGGTTAGGCATTTCCGAGCACCTCCGCATCCGTTATCAGAGCCTTGTAGCTTGCCGGGTCAACCTCGGAGAGCTTCTTGGCACCGTACTTCAGGAGAAGGTCACGGATCTGAGCGGTGAAGCCATCACGGGACTTTTCTGCCAGAATCGCTCTGACCTCTTCGAGGGTGAGTGCCTTTTCCGGTTCCGGAGCAGGGGCCGCTTCCTCGGTGCCGCTGAATGCGCCGGTCAGCCAGTTAGCGATGTCGTTAATAGAAGATGCAATATCCCGCAACTCCCTGATGGTCGCTTCTATTTCGCTCATTTTGCTCATCACGTTTTCCTCCTTCCTGAGATTGGCTTGTCAGGTTCAGCTGGATCAGCTTCCTCGCCAGACGTCTTGACACTACGCTGATTGCCGTAAGCACTCCGATGAGCTCTTCATCGGTGACGGCTTTGTTGGGTCTGGACTCACTCATTGTCGGTTCCTCCTTTCTGAGGACCTGTGTTGTTTTGCTGTCCTCAGTACCCACTGGAGGGAAACCGGTGTTTTGAACGAAAAAATCTGAAAAATTTTAGACCGCCGCAGAATTGCTTCCACGGCGGCCTTTGTTGGGTATTAGATGAAGTCCTTCAGGGCTTCACGCAGGATGGAGAACACCTTGTTCTTCTGGTAGTTGATGGTCGACTGGCGTTTGCCCATGTCGGCAGCGATTTCACGCTCCGTCTTGCCCTGCATGATAAGCTCGCAGATGCGTCTGCCGTCCGGGTCAAGGCGGTTCAGCTCGTCGTATAGAGCGTCGAGCAGTTCCTTATCCATAAGGATGGACTCCGCAGACGATGCGTCGTCGGCCAGCGTGTCACCAAGGGTAAGCTCGTCTTCCTCGCCGCCGATAGGCGTGTCGATGGAAACCTTCTTACTGGCAGCGTAGAACGGGCAGCCGGGGCAAACACCGTCACACTTCCAAAGCTGGGCCTTGGTGCAGCGGCACTCGCCGTTCTTCTGGGCATGGTAGCGTGTGTTCCAGATGGGCTGGTAGTATGCCCTGTAAACTTCCTCGCTGACCTCGATAGGGGTCCCGTCGACCGGGATAAAGTACTTCTTGTCGTTGTTTTGCATGAAAATTTCCTCCGTTCGATTTGCTTGGAACGGAGGAAACCTTCATGGTCAGCTGCAAATGGGTATAGAAATCCAACCACAGTCCCGACGGAGATTTCTCCGTTCCGATCTGCAGCTTCCTTATCCAGTAGGCAGCTGTTCGTATTAACTTGTCCCATCAGGCGGTACTGGATCGTCCGGGGCCAGTGGACGTACCGCTTGTGGGTGTGAGCTTTCACTCACAGGTACTATTTTATTGAGATTCCGGATTTTCACGAGGAAGTGGGACTTCCGGTTCAAGTGGCCGAAAAAGCCTGAAAAATAGGCAAAAAAAGAAGGCCCTCATGTCTTGAAAGACATAAGAGCCTTGATAAATTAGGGTTTTATACCGGAAGTGCGACTTCCGAATTATTTTTCAGGAGCAGTCAATTTGTTCCCGTTTTTGGGTAGTTGCTGCGGGATACCGGCATCTTGTAGCTTTGCATTCCACATTAAGATGTTCTCCATGTGGTGATTATCGATCAGATACCGGTAAATGAGATATTCCTCATTGGCGGCCATGATATTGTACCCGGCCTTGTTAATCAGATCGTATGAGAAGGATGGGTGCAAGTTCAAGCCGATACAGAGGGCAAGCACACTTTGCAGGGTGGGTTTGGCGTCTTTTTTATTACGGTAGTCCTGAATCATTCGGGAGCTGATGCCGGTGCGTTCTTCCATCTTCTCGTTGGTGTAACCACGACGTTTTACATGATAATCGAGGGTGCCGCAGAAGGACGAAGGGACCTCTGCAAGGATATCAGATACCCGCTTTGCCTCCGCTGCGATGGCAGCCATTTCACGGGCACGTTTCTGGACATCTTCGTTTTTACCTTCTTTGGGATTGAACTTTGCCTCTACGAAGCTCTTTGAATCGGCATCCCGGCAGAGGAAACAGATCCGGTAGAAGGAGTCATCATAGTGGCTGCTGACTCTTGTTGTGCGGTCAAATACCAAGCAGCATTCGTCAACATGAGCCAGAGCATATTCTGTGAGTTCAGCCTGCTCATTCTGGACGACAACGTACTTCGGATCGTTGATGACCATCATGCTGCCAGCGTGAATAAACCGGCCAGCTTTGAAATCTTCTGCAAGGTCCTGATTGAACAACGATTCGATAATGGCGTTGTTCCTGTCGATAATGAAGGTCTGATCCTTTTTCAGCGAGCCCTTGGCGAAGGAGAACGGTGGGTAATATTGCCCGTCTACATAGTTGAATACACCGGCGGCCTGATCAAAGCCCAGCTCAATGGCTCTGATCTTTGCGGCCATCGTGGAAACCTTGAAGAAATCGGCAAACTCACTGATAGCAAGCTGCATGATAGATGCTTTGCTATCTGAGGGGAATGCACGACTAAGCGTGTAGAGAAGTTCACTTAATTTTGCACGGCCTGTCTTTGCAGGGATCAGGATTTTCGGAGCGATGGCATTAGCCTGCCACTCCATCCATGCCAGTTCCTCACTTAAACCACCGGCTCCTTTTTTATACTCCTCAACGACAGCACAGGAAATAGACGTGAGTTCAGGGTTGATAAGTTTCTGAAGCTCAAAGAACTTATAGTGCTTGTCCCAATGGACGCACTCGTGAATGATGGTGTTGTTCACAGAGCCGATATTACGCATAAAGAATACATCCGGATCAACCAGAATTGTTCCTTCCTCAATGTCAGTAGACACAACATTTCTGTCCCGGTCGTAAATATCGACAGTCGCATTGTTGAAATAGGTCCGGCCAAAAACGCCGTCAGGAAGAGGAGCGTGATGAACGGTAAGACACATCGCTTCCAACACTTCCTTGATTGGCAGCGGCATGGGCGTTTCTAATGCTTTCGGGCAGTATTTTTTCAGGAATTTTTCAGCATGAGCATCAAGGTCCTTTGAGTACACATATGGGATCAAATACTGAGAAAGAGCGTCTTCTTTACTGAAGCGTTCCTTGCTGTATTCACCCACAGATGTGATAGTAACCATATTGAGGCCACAGCGGAGGATACCTGTAAAAGAGATGGAAAACCACGGATAGACGATGTCTTCTTCGTAGTCACGTCTGGAGCGACCTTTTACGATAACATCCGCTTGCACAGCAGCTCTAAAAAGGATACGGTCGTCATCCGTCTCCTTAAAAGAAACTCCCATTACATGAAGATCATCGAGCTCAGTATAGCTCGGATCAGGAACAAGGCTGGTGTGTAAATTCAGCCCTCCACGATTCTGGAATATGTATGACTTGAGCCGCTTGAACATCAAGTCATAATACTGATCTTCCAGATATGCCGCAAAAGATTTATCCTTACGTGCCAGAAGAAATCCCTCCTTTGTCTTACAGCGCAAACATCGCCATGATTTCCTTCACCATGCGATCCGTCCGAGCTTTGATGATATCTACCGTCCATTCATCCTTATCACAGACGTCATCGTTCAGATTGAGGCCGTTACGATAACCGATGTACTGACCGTTATTATCTTTGCGTTCCTTCTTTTCATTGAAGGCCTTATTACTCAACGTACTATTGTATCCGGTGATCGTGAGGTTGCCAAAAGTGTGAACATAGAGCGACTGATATTCCTTCGCTTTTTCACGGTCGCCTCCAGCGATCATATCCACCCAGCTGTCTGGAATATTCGGTCCTTGCGGGAAGATGTGTTCGATAGACCAAACGTACTGATTGCTGTTCGTTTTCCTCCAGAGGTCCTGTACGTTTTCACGGGTCATACCACGCTTTGCCATCATGCAGAGGATGAAACGGGTAGCACCGCTGTTATCATCGTACACAGGACCACGAAGTTTCTCTTCAAAGAACTCATCAGAAGCGGAAACGGAAATAAGGGTATCTCGCATATTAGTGTAAATGTCTGCACCACGGTACTCATTTTGTTCGGTGGCCTCGATAAACGACATAAAGATACGGGTCAAATCACGAGTAGGCGGAGTGTCGGTCAAATTACGACGGATGAAGAAGTTGACCAGCAGCTTGCAGATTTTTACTACATCCTCGTCAGTTACGCCAAGCGACTCCTGATGCTTAATCAAGTACATAATGAACAGATAGGACGGAGCACCTTGAACACGCTGCAGATCCAGATAGCTTTCACGCTGTTCGTCGGAAAGGGTATCCGTCTTGTTCAAAATGATACCGGCATAGATTGCTGCATTTTCAGTCAACTCGTCCAGAGCGGCAACAGGGTCCTTGGTGATGATCTTTTCATAGATATCCAGCATGGTAGACCGGGTTGCAATAGTGCCGAGAGGATACTGACGGTCGCCTTTGAGGAATGGAGCATTGAGCTTCTTCCTGAAGGCATTGTAATTCTGCCTGAAGAAACGTTCTTGATCAGAGTATTCATCACCGAGGTCAGAAAGGATTTCAGTCCAGCGAGAGAAATAGTAGTCAATATCACCGTCGCCATTGACATCCAACCGGGCCAGAAGCAGGTTCTTGATAAGATCGACTGATGTCAGCGGAGTGCCCCTGTTGTTCAGAGACTCGAAAAGGGTGTATGCATCAGCATGATTCGACACCTCGATCATGACGAGAATTGCAGAATTCACCTTATCGAGGATTTGGAACATGGCGAGCACCTTGTCGGAGGCATCATCCAGAACGGCATTGATGCGCTTTTTGAAATAGTTGTATGCTTTTTCGATTCTCCGTAGTCCGGCGAACTTGGGCATGGGTCGCTTCGGGATAATACCGATTTTTGCGAGGAGGCCCATGAAATCGTCACGGTTGCTGCCTTGGATCTGCGGGACAACACGGATATCTGACTGCGTTTTCTTCAGCACCAGTTTGCGCTTGAGCTGAAGGATATCCGACTGTTGATCCTCATCCAGAAGATCTTTATATGAATTCAGGGTGGTATAGAGTGCAGCAAGGAACAGACTGAGCGTAGTCAGTCGCTGCTGGCCATCAACAACCTCAAACTTCGGTGCGTTAATCGTATCCGTGGCCGAGTTGATACAAATGATCGAGCCGAGGAAATATCCATCATCGTTTTCAGTGAGGTCGTCAAACAGGGCCTCCCATTCTCTGGAGCCCCAAGTGTACTCACGCTGATACTTCGGAATTTCGAAGATTACCTTTGAATCCGGGTCAAACACCTGTGATACCGGATACTTGTTTACGTTGATGTTGTTAATATTCATGCACTAAACCATCCTTTCACCTTGGTTTCGTTTTCTATTCAAAGCCTCATCGCTTGTGAGGCGTTATATTTTGATTTATCGCTCTGCCGAACGAAGGCCGCAAACTGCTCCTGAATCTCAATTGGTGCATCTGGAATAAGATACTGCAGAATATCACTGTCTCGTACCGCAGGATAACTGATTCCGCTTGCTTGTTCACACATTGCGTTCGTGAATGCCTCTGATGTAATTACTCCCCAGATATATTCTGGCAAGCATTTTTCACACCGAAGAACGCAAAATCCGGTCGATGCCACAACATTTTCCTCTGAATAAGGGTTCACAGCTATGTTCTGAAGGTTAGGACGAACCGTGGATATCAGAATGTCTCCTTTTTCAAGAACCTGTTGGGCCCTTGATGGAGTCTCATCAATAGGAAATTCGACATATCCTGTGACTCGCTTCGACTGATTGTTTATTGAAGAAATATCGATATAGCGGATCTCCTCAAAATCTTTAGAAATGTCTTTCTTTTTCTTTATCTTCCGATCAACCACACTGCTTATAGGTACAAGTTGATATTTCTCGGAGTAAAAGAACTGCTCCATAAATTGAGATTTGAACAGCTCAGAACGGCAAATTTTGATTTATCGCTCTGCCGGACAAAGGCCGCAAATCGCTCTTGTTCCGCCAAAGACGGTATAGGAATCTGCAAATCAGATATATTCTTTAGAGTCAAATTAATCTGGGCAATACCTTTCTTCTGATCGTTATACTGGCTTTCAACATACGGTGACGATAGAGCCGCAAGCAAATATGTTTTCAGAACATCTACACCCTTCTTAAGTCTTATGATTGCCAATGCCTGATTCGTGTTTGCGGGGAGTATATCCGCTGGAACAATTGCTGTACGGCCAATCACTCCAGCTATTGAAAAGAGGATATCTCCTTCACAAAGCTGAGATCGACTAAGTTTTTCATGGCATTCTTGTGTAACATGCATCAATTCATCCTTAAGAATCTGACCTGTCGCTGTTATGTTCTCTACCTTCACAAATCTCACGCCAGCGCTTACAAATTCAAAGCCGAGCGTAGTGGGGGTAGTCCCTTTTGTAACGACATCTGACATGCCGCCTATGCTCTGGAGAGGATAATTCCCGTCTCCGAACTGCTCCATAAATTGAGACTTAACGAGCTCATCGGTAGCCGAGATCAGCCTTTTATAGGCCTCCATCGTATCGTTAATGGACCACAAGACTTCGGCCAGCTTGCGCTGGGTGTCCATATCCGGCAGCTCAAACTCCAACTTCTTCAGGTCTCGCCAGTTGATTGTCGGGGACAATGATCCCACAGAAATCTTGATGGCCGCATCCAAGAAATAATCAGAACTGATGAACAAGGGGAAGAAATCCTTGTCGATTACGTCCTCTTTGGGCCGCAGCACCATTCCATGAGCGGAGAAAATGCCGTCAAAAGGTGCTATGGCGACCTTCTTCTGGTAAGCTCTGCGCTTTCCAAAAAGAACATCTCCTTTATGCATCACCAGCTTTTCTCCGATTGGAGCTACCTCCGAGCCGAACCGGGTAACCTTCAGAGTCCCAGAATCCAGATGCTCAAGGCCAAGGTAGGTGAAGCGATCCTCTTCGACAGGCTTTTTCTTCTCGGTGCTGTTGATAGCAATCTGATCAAATCGATATTTCGCCATTATGCACACCTCCTCATGGGAGCGGTGTGACCGGAGAAATCCTTATAGGCTACGGGCCCGATAAATTGAGAATTGCAAACAGCTACCCGATGAACTTACGGTGGGACTCTTTCACGTTGTTCTGGTTCACCATAGCGTATTGAAGCGTCGTATCAATGCTCTGGTGGCCGAGAAGCTGCTGCACCTGCTCAATTGGCATGCCTTTGTCGATAGCCATTGTAGCAAGCGTCCGTCGGAACTTGTGCGGATGCACCTTATGAAAACTCAGCTCACGACCGATTTTGCGAAGTCTGATCTCCACGCCGCTGATTTGAAGCCGGTCAAATGGCTTCAGCAGGGATACAAACAGTGCTTCATTGCTGTCTGTGCGTTCGCCCAGATAGCGTTGCAAGTGGATCTTTGTCCGGGCGTCAAAATAGACCTTGCGTTGCTTATTTCCTTTACCGAAAACAATGCATTCCCTGTTTTCAAAATCCACATCACTGCGATTGAGCTTTACGAGCTCACCGACGCGGATACCTGTCGAGGCCAGAAGATCAATCATGGCCAGATCTCGTGCGTTGTCGCAGTGATCACGCATCAGCTCCAGCGATTCATCCGAGTAGGTTTCTTTGACCGTTTTACCGGTCTTCACCTTATGGATTCTCCTGACAGGGCTCTTGACGATATAATCTTCGTCTTCGAGCCATGCGAAGAAAGAGGAGAGAATGCGTCTCACATTATCGAGGGTGACTTTGCTCACAGTTCCTCGCCGCTGGTATGTATCGAGGTAGGAACGAAGGTCCTCGGTTGTTATCTGGCATTCCGGCTTGCCGATGCATTCCAGCATGTTCCGGATTGTAGATTCGTAGTAGCGGAGGGATTTTTCCGAGCATCCCTCGACACGCTTTGCGGCAATAAATAACGGCAGCATGTCGCTCTTTTCGTTCTTGCTCTCGGTTGTGGCCGATTGTAACGGCAGCAGATGCTTTGCCAGCACTTCCGAAAGCAGTTTCATTTGGTCCTCGTCCAAAATACCAAGCAGGTCGTTCTGGATGTTCGTAATAACTTGATTGATCATGGTAGTTTCCTCCTTTTCGTATCCTCCGTTTCCGGTGTTCCCACGAGCCGGAGGAAACTTCATGACCTTGTTTCTTAGCCGAGATTTTCGGCTATAATGCGTTTGTAGGTTGTAGTCAGCTCAGAGAGTGCCTGTTCCAGTTCAAATTTTGATTTATCGCTCTGCCGAACGAAGGCCGCAAACTGCTCCTGAAGCTCGATGGGAGGCAGTGTTATGGAATACTCACTCAGATATGTGATTGGCACTCGCCGTTGACCACCAGTGCCAGTCATAACTTTTTCAGCATCGGAGCGGAACTTTGAAAACATTGTGATAATGTATAGCCAGTATGGATCGCTAACGCCCTTAATGGGTCTGAGTACATGAAACTCTGTAGATCCAAAACCGACTCCGTTTTTCAGTCCTTTAGCAACGCCGCCCTTGCCATTCTCCATGCAGGGCGTTATTTTTGCAAAGAGCACATCGTTTTCGGCAAAGTATGTGAACCCCTTACAGACTTCCGAGTAAGGCCGCTCTACGGAGGCATCGATACGACCATCTTCACTGACAGAGGGCATTGCCACAAATGAGTAGCTGTCATCCGTATTTATGCCCTTCGGCTTTCGTGGATTAAGTTCACAGCACTTTCCGAGTGTAGTTAGTCCCCACCTAAACGGGTCTGTTCCTGGCTTGCCAAAGCGCTCGATAAATTGAGATTTCACCAGCTCATCCGTCGCTGCAATCAATTTCTGATAGGATTTTTTCGTGGCGTCCATAGCCCACAGAAGCTCAGCGAGCTCACGCTGTTTACCCATATCAGGCAGTTCAAACTCATAGTTTTTCAGATGCTCCCACTTTACACGGGGAGAGAGGGACCCGGCGGATTTACCAACAGCGAAGTCAAACAGTTCATCATTCTGAATGATAAACGGAAGAAGCTCTGGAAGAATGCGATCCGGGATAGCTTCTATTACCGTGATATCGCCGGAACAGATGCCGTCGAACGGCGCAACGGCAGCCTTTTTGAGATAGGCTCTGCGTCGACCGAACAGAACGTTGCCTTTGCGGAACATCTTTGTGAAGGTGTTATCGCTGCCCTCATCCCAAGCAGTGAGCGTCACTTCCTCCGGAACCAGATGCTCAAGGCCGACAATGGGATATCCGTCTTTGTTGCCTTTGCAGGTTTCCTTATGTTCAATTGCAACTTCTCCCAATTTCACTTTACACATTGTCTCCGGCCCCCTTTCCCAGCATGGCATTCAGTTTCTCATAGCTCAGCTTCATTATTTCCGAGGCAGCCCTCCAGCTGTCATAGTGTTCCTGAATCGTGCGAGTGTCGATTTCTTCCTCGTTCACTTCCGGCTTAACGTACAGCGGAATGCTGAGAGAGAAGTTATTATCAGCAATGTCCTGAATGGTTGCAATCTTAGCAAAGTCGCCGTCATCGCAATAATTCTTATACGCAGTTGCGATTCTCTGAATATGACGGTCCTCAAGATAGCTCTGAGCGTTCTTACGCTCAACTTCGTTAACAGCATTAATGAAGAGGATTTGCCCACGGCGCTCCGGTCGTTTTGTCATTCGGCAGATCATGATGCAGGCTTCCATCGGAGAGTTATAGAATAGGTTTGGTCCAAGACCGATAACGCATTCCACTCTATCACTGCGGACCAGCCGCTCACGCATTGTGCTTTCCTCATTACGGAAAAGAACTCCGTGCGGGAACAGAATAGCGCATCGACCAGTATCCTCTTTGAGACTTGCAATAATATGCTGAAGGAAAGCATAGTCTGCACGGCCCTGTGGAGGAACACCTAAGAAGTTGCGACCATATTTATCGCTCTCAAAAGCGGCTCGATCCCACTGGCTAATGGAATAAGGTGGATTTGCAAGGCAGAGGTCAAATTGCTGCAACTTGCCGTTTTCAATGAAAGCGGGAGAAGCAAGTGTGTCGCCGTTGACGATGCTAAAGTCCTTAACACCATGCAAGAACAAGTTCATCTTGCCGATAGCTGATGTCAGAGCATTGATCTCCTGCCCATAGACCGCCACATTGCGCCATTCCTTGCCTTGCTCTTTCAAGTACGCTATAGCGGAGATGAGCATACCGGCGCTTCCACAGGTCGGGTCATATATGGACTCTCCGGATTCCGGCTTCAGCATTTCAGTCATCAGGTGGACAACGGTACGATTGGTATAGAACTCCTGCGCTGTATGGCCGCTGTCATCTGCGAATTTCTTAATTAGGTACTCATATCCCTGACCGAGCTCGTCCTCAGGGCAGTTGGCAATAGACAGTGTTTTCGTGCTGAAGTGCTCCAACAGGTCTTTCAAAAGCCTGTCGGGAAGACGATTTTTGTTGGTCCAAGCTCCATCGCCGAAGATGCCCTGCAGCTTATCAGAGTTCGCATTTTCAACCTTCCTGAACGCCTCAACGATAGCAACGCCCACATTTTCAGAAACGGCGCGGACGTCATTCCAGTGATAGCCCTTCGGAACAATAAAAGTATGGATCTCGTCCTCGTCGAATTCAGCTGCGTCATCACCATACTCTTCAAGAGCAGCTGCGGTTTCCTCATCGTATACATCGCAGATGCGTTTGAAGAAGAGGAGCGGGAAAATGTACTGCTTATAGGCACCGGCATCAATGTTGGTTCTGAGCAGAACCGCAGAGTTCCAGAGGTAGGACTGCAGTTCCTCGATAGTTATTCTCTTACTCACTGATGTAGCCTCCCTTCAGCAGCAGCTCTCTCATCCGGGTTTCGGCCTCGATCATCTCGTCATAGGCCTCAAAGTACTGTCTGCGGATTTCTTCCGGAGGAACTGTTTCCTGTTCTTTCTTTTCGATATAGTTGTTGATTGCCAGAGAATAGTCCTTCTCTCGAATGTCGGCAATGGTGACGACCTTGACCTTTTCAATCACATCCTCATAAGCGGTGTAGTAATCGAAAACAGTCTGAATATCTGCTTCCGTCATGATGTTCTGCGCTCGTTGCGGAGTGTAGATACCGGAACCGTCGATCATACAAATGCGGCCTCTGTGAGAAACAGCCTTATTGTTGTTCAGGAAAAGAATACAAGCGGACACTCCGGTCGAGTAGAATACGCCACTCGCCATTGTGATGATAGCTTCCAGCTTATCCGACTCAATGAGCTGCTTACGGATTTCTCCCTCCTTGCCGCTTCTGAACAGGACTCCTTGTGGGAGTACAACAGCGCAGCGCCCGGTCTTCGGGTTCATCGACTTCACCATGTGCTGCAGCCATGCAAAGTCACCGTTGGAGTCAGTCGGGCAGCCCCAGATATTACGACCGTAGATGTCGCTGCTGAATTGTTCGGAGCCCCAGTTCTTCAGAGAGAATGGAGGATTCGCTACCACACAATCAAAGGTTTGCAGAGAACCTCTTTCCAGATAATTTGGGGAGCGAAGTGTATCGCCCTGTGTTACTTTGAAGTCTTTAGCTCCGTGCAAGAACAGGTTCATTCGTGCAATCGCGGAGGTTGCGAGGTTTTTCTCCTGACCGTAGATGCGGCCATAGGTGAGTTTGTCGCCATGCATGAATCGGATGGCCTCGATTAACATCCCGCCCGTTCCACATGCTGGATCGTACACGGTTTCGCCAGCTTTGGGAGCCAGCAGCATGATGAGCAACTTAACGATAGAACGAGGGGTGTAAAACTCACCGGCATTTTTCTTTGACAGGTCTGCGAACTTCTTAATCAGGAATTCATAGCTGTCGCCCATGACGTCGGCAGAGTAATTGTTGTTACCGACTTTGAGCTTGGACATGTGCTCAATGAGGTCCTTTAATCTCTCGTCTGAGAGTTTTGTTTTGTCCGTCCAGTTCGCATCATCGAAGCTGCTAAAGACGCCACTCAGGGTATCCGGGTTAGCCCGCTCGATACCGTTCATTGCGTTGACGATAGCAACTCCGACGTTTTCGCTTGCCTCACGAACATCCTGCCAGTGACATCCATCCGGGATGACAAAGCGATGGTTTTCAGCGAAGCTCGCATATTCCTCATCGCCACCGGATTCCTCAAGGGCTGCCTGCGTTTCTTCGTCATAGACATCAGAAAGCCTTTTGAAGAACAGAATCGGTGTCACGTAGCTCTTGTACTCATCCTGGTTGATAGGACCACGCAAAATGTTGCAGGCCTCAAACAGATGGGAAAAGAGCTTCTGACTTGTCGTTTCTTCAGGATGGGCTGTGCTGGCATCAAGTTCAAGATCAGCAACATCCATAGCTGATTCCATCATTTCTGCACGACCTCCCGTTCTTACTTTCATGCCGGTTGATGGGGAAATGCCTACGCTACCGGTTTCATTCTTTTTCTCGATTTTTGCTGGATACCGATTTTCAAATTCCAACAGGATTTTTAGGAGTCTCTCATCCAAGAAAGTGAGAGCATGCTTCCTAACGCTGGTCGGTACACCGTAGTAGGCTTCGGCAACAGAACCAGTGATCGCAGCAAGTGTATCGCTGTCGCCGCCGATGGATATGGCATTTCTTATGGCATCCTCGAAGTTGGTCGATTCAAAGAATGCCTCTAATGCCTGTGGGACGGTATCCTGACAGGTCTCGTTAAACCGATAGGTCTCACGGATGCTGTCAAGGGTAAAGCCCAACGGATAGTAGTTCTTTATAATGTAATCCTGTATCTCAATCAGGCTCTTTCCGGTCCGGGCAAGGAATACAGCTACGGCGGTAGCTTCGGCTCCTTTTATACCCTCCGGATGATTATGGGTCACTTCGGTAACAGATCTTGAAAGCTGCTTAACTTCATCAATAGTTCTTCCAACGTAACCGCATCCGCTGACCCGCATTGCGGCCCCGTTGCCGTAACTGTTATAGGGCGCTGGATTATCAGAGTACATCCAGCGTTGGAATGATCCGCCGTATCCACAGTGGGGATACGGACGTCCAACACTCTGCATGGAGCGAATAGCCTGCTCGCCCAAGTCGCTGTAGTCCCCTTGGCATTTCATAAGGGCATCGCAGACGGCCAGAGACATCACGGAGTCGTCGGTGAAGAAGCATTTGTGAGTGAGCAGGTCGAAATCCTTTGACCGGTGGTTATCCCACTCGAAGCGTGATCCGACGATGTCACCAATTATTGCACCAATCATCTAAAAACCTCGCTTTCCAAAGGATTAATAATACTGCTCGATGTAGTTGTAGGCTTTATCGAAGACCTCTTTGTCTTTGATCTTATACTTGATCCAGACCACGCTACGCAGAGCTTTCTTGACTTCCTGCTTACCGGCGGTCGTACTCTGCCAACCATCAAAGCGGACGATTTTAACGATGCTGTCGATATCTGCCACGATGCGCTCGACGATAACCGGTGTGCTCTTATTCTTGATTCCATTAAAGAGCTCGGTAAGAGCAGCGATGCCTTTGTCGATCTCCTGCTCCGGCACAACTTCTTTTTCTGCCTGTGCCGCTTCCTTTGCAAGTTCGAGCAGGAGCTTCAGGAACTCAATGCTGGTGATGAGGCCTTGCTCATGCTTTTCACGCAGAGCTTCCAGTTTCTCACCAAGATGCACAAACTTCGGTTCGTTGGCATGCTTCAGAATTTTAGCGACAAGGTTAATTTCGACCTTCTTAGTGGTCTTCTTCAAGTCTTTCTGTTTCTCCAAAAAGTCATCAATAAGGTCGGCGTCCATAGAGAGGATATCCATGTCCTCATCAGCCTCTCCGACGGTGACATTCTGGTGGACCAGCTCGATGGTCTTTGCACCCAGAGAGGCCCAAATCAAACCGCCACGGCCATCAGTCGGCTTGACCGATTCATAAACACGGGAAAGCCACTGATAGTCTACCTTGTAGGGATTCAAGAAACTATCGGGAGAAAGAGCGTCCCACGCACGATTCAATACACGATAGTCTGCAGCGAAAGCGTCCTTCTCTTTGTTTGTCGGGAGACATTCCTGCGCTGCCATCAAACCTTCCCAGCCTTCGACGGTTCTGTCGATGCCCATGAAATAGCTCAGGCACTTTTTGAGAAGGGCCGGAAGCTGCTTCTTGATTTCTTCGATATTTGTGATGATGCGACGCATGCTGTTTTCATCGAAATCGAGAGCCTTTGCCACATCGTCAAAGATGCCAATATAGTCAACGATTAGGCCATGAGTTTTACCCTGATCATAGGTCCTGTTCGTGCGGCAGATGGCCTGAAGGAGTGTGTGGTCCTTCATAGGCTTATCAAGGTACATCACCTGAAGAATAGGAGCATCAAATCCGGTCAGCAGCTTTGCGGTAACAATAACGAGCTTAAGAGGGCTGTGAGGATCACGAAAATAATCAAGAACTTTGCTTTCCTGATCACGGTCACGGCGGTATTTCTTATAGCGATCTTCTTTGTCATTATTCGTATCCATGACAATGGTGGTAGCATCTTCTCCGAGGAGCTCATCAAGGACGGCCTTGTACATCAGGCAGCATTCACGGTCATATACAACTACCTGACCTTTATAGCCGTTAGGCTCGATCTTTTCCTTGAAGTGTTTGGCAATATGCTCGCACACTTTACGAATACGGGCCGGGTTATACATGATGGCTTTCATATTGACTCGGCGGGACAGTTCATTCTTTTCGTCTCTTGAAAGACCGGCCTCGTCAGTCATGGCATCAAATTCACGATCCAGCTTGTCCTTGTCCACGTGAAGCTCAACAGGAACGGGCTCAAAGTGAAGTGGCAGTGTTGCACCGTCACGAATAGAATCGGAGAAGGAGTAACGGCTCATATACCCGGTACGATCCTCTTCAGCACCAAATGTGGCAAAGGTGTTCTTGTCCACACGATTGATAGGAGTACCTGTCAAGCCGAAGAAGAATGCATTCGGAAGGGCCATACGCATCTTTTCACCGAGGTCGCCTTCCTGAGTTCTGTGTGCTTCGTCGACCATAACGATGATGTTGTCACGAGCATTAAGTTCGCCGCTGACTTCACCAAACTTAAAGATGGTAGTGATGAGTATTTTACGCATATCGCCACGGAAGAAGGAAAGCAGTTCTTCCTTCGTGGCTGCACTTGTAAGATTAGGAATGTCGGAAGCGTTGAACGTGGCAGTAATCTGTGTCTCTAGGTCAATGCGGTCGTCCACAATAACCACTGTCGGATTCTTGAGTTCTGGAATCATACGCAGCTTCTGAGCTGCAAACACCATCAGCAGCGACTTTCCGGAACCTTGGAAATGCCAGATCAGGCCTTTTTTGGGATACCCGGCCACAACACGGTCGACGATCATATTTGCACCTTCAAATTGCTGATAGCGGCAGATGATTTTGTATTTGCGATACTTTTTGTCCGTTGCAAACATGGTGAAGAACTGGAAGATGTCCATTACCTTTTCGGGCGTAATCATATCTTCGATGCTGATCTTCACATCGGCAAGGCCGCCCTCAGCTTTGTGGGTTGCTGTATGCCACGGGCCCCACATGTTAATGGGCATGTTAATAGAACCGTATCGATAGCATTTCCCTTCGGTAGCGAAGTTGAACACATTCGTTACGAACATAGCAGGGATGCTTTTCTCGTAAGCGGAGATGTCACCGGCAGCGTCCAGCCATGTGATTGCGCTGCGGACGGGAGTCTTAAGCTCACCAACGGCAATCGGGAAACCGTTGATAAGGAGAACAATATCGAGTCGCTTTCCACCTTCGGCCTGCGGGTATACCCACTGATTTGTGACGACATATTCGTTTAGAGCAAGGTCCTCTTTACGCATTGTTCCGAAAAAACGAATAGGTACCATACGGCCATCCTTGCCGAAGGGATAGGAGTTTTCCTCAAATATCATCTTCTTGAAAACCTCGTTCTGGGTAACGAGGTTGTGGGGCTGAACGGAGAGGATAACAGTTCTCAGTTTATATATGACCTCATCTGCACGAGACGGGTCCTCTGCGATTTCGGGGTTTAATCTAATCAGGGCTTCTTTCACCATAGGCTCGACCAGCACATCCGAATGCATACGAGGGAGCTCCTCGGCAGGGATATACTTCCAACCGTTGCTTTTCAGGGTTGAAATAATCATCTGCTCAATGGTGTTATCTTCGTTAAAAGTAGTTGCCATATTATTTCCTCCATAGTTTGTCGATTATATCGTATCAGATTAGCTGTGCCAAAAAACGGACTCAATACAGCTTTGACTGGATTCCTTGCTGTACACCTCGCCAGCCTTCCTCGGCTGCGGCGATAGTTTCTTTATAGAATCTCAGACCGGTATTGTATTCTTCGATTAGTGCATCCTGCGCTTCAAGCGGTAACACCGGAACTTCCAACTCAATAATATCCTTGTAGTTGATGTTTACCACCACAGTGCCTCTCTGCAGACTTTGAAGCATCTTTATTCCTACCGGCGACTCAAGGAAGAGTTTCAGGTAAGCTCCACGCAGCATGGCTTTTGGCCTGATTACGTTGATGTTCGCAGACGGAATACAGATCATCGGTTGTTTTTCAAAAACTGCGATTTTGACCGTAGTGCCTCTGGCCGTTACAAGAACGTCTCCATCTTCCAGAATGTAGCGTGAGACTTTTCTTTCTTCCTCCTCGATTTGGTCGAGATGCTCATAATCAATTCCTGTGTCGGTGATGTTTGAGATGTTGATAACCGCCACATTACCGCTTTCGGCTTTCGCATTTACGGCCTTACCACGGAATACTGTTGCTGCATCTTTCAAGCGCAACTTTTTTACCGGAGAATTAGAAAATGCCTTGATGTCCTCATCCTCTTCGGAAAATGCCATGTCTACGTTCCAGCCATTGAGGTCGGCAAACTCATCGCCGAAAAGAAGGATTTCGTTTTTTACCACGAGGTTTTTGCACGGCGAGCTCTTGCGGATAGGTTTGTCAGACTCATACTGCTTTAGAACCACATCGTCTGTTCTGCCGGTCGAGAACACAAACAGATAGGTACGAATAGACGTGTACGGTGTAAACAAACCGGCGGGCAGAGCACTTATTTCCTTTATCTTATAGTTGCGCTCAATGTATTCTCTGAGAGCAGCTGTACTGCCGCCACCAAATGTGATTTTTGCAGGAAGCACCATCGCAAGATTGCCGTCCATGTTAATGTGGTATAGCAAATTCTGCACAGCAATCAGGTCAGGTTCTCGGCTGATGAAATCCTCACCATTTACAAGCACTCGTCCACCAAAGATCGGGATACTGATTATTAGATCGTATTTCTCGGTGGTGAAGCCATAACTATAAATATCAGCGGCAAGCAATTTTACGTTCTTGATTCCAGCGTACACGACCGAAAGAAGCTCTGTCCTTATTGCTTGGCGAGAGGTCAGTGTAAACTGGACCTTTGGGTTGGATTCAATCACATCGAGAAGAGAAGGCCCGTATTGCTCGCACTCGGTAACCAGAACCTTGCTGGTGCCAGCTTCGATGTATTCAGAAAATTTTTCGATCAGTACATCCGGAGCAAAAAGCTCTCTGCCGTCGTTCGCAATATTTATAAAGGAAAGAATGCCTCGCTCGTCCAGTGGAGAAAGAGCGTTGTAAATAGTAAAAAACAGATCGGCATCTCCGGGGAAGCGAGGAAGCGTAGCTGATACTTCTTGCATGGTGCGATAAACGGTATCACAGTCATCGTCCTTGCCGGAGAGAGCCTTTTTCGTCATAACGGCTCTATAGAGGAGGTCAATCATGCTTGACTGATCCAAAAAACCATAACTTCTAATTACGTTGGCTGCATTGAATAGGGCTTTATCACTCATCGAGCTCTTACTCATAGAAAGATACCTCCTTTAGCTTTCTGTTAGTATTCTATCACACGAAATTTAGTATGTCAATACTAAAATCAAAATCAAGTGTAAATATTTTGTGGCCAGGTTGAACCTTTTAATTATTCCACACTTTTTAATTATTCCTCCGACAGCCTGTTTTGAGGGGTAAGTTCCAAAAGCCACAGAAGCGGCCAGCAACAATCAAATAAACAGAAAAAGGGCTTCCGAAGCTCTGCTGTAAAACACAGCGGAACCTTGAAAGCCCTTTATTTCAAGCCTTTTTCAGCACTTATGTGCCGGAAAAGGCTTTTTCTGTTTGTATCAAAGACAGCGTTTTTATAGACCCGACAAGTGGTTCTGGTTCGCTGCTGATAAACATTGGCAAGAGCGTTTCAAAGTATGTTACAAATTCTGATAATATCAAATATTACGCACAGGAACTCAAGGAAAATACATACAATCTCACTCGTATGAATCTTGTTATGAGAGGAATCAAACCGTCAAACATCACAACACGCTGTGGTGATACATTAGAGGAGGATTGGCCTTATTTTGATGACAGCAATCCGTCGGAAACTTACGAGCCTCTTTATGTAGATGCAGTCGTCTCAAATCCGCCTTATTCACAGCCTTGGGATCCGTCAGGGAAAGAGGCAGACCCTCGTTATGCAAGGTTTGGTCTAGCCCCAAAGGGTAAAGCCGATTATGCGTTCTTGCTGCACGATCTTTATCATATTCGTCCTGAGGGTATTATGACTATCGTTCTTCCGCACGGGGTGCTGTTCAGAGGCGGAGAGGAAGGCATAATCAGAAAAAATTTGATTGAGAATAATCATATTGACACTATTATCGGACTTCCGGCAAATATATTTTTTGGAACTGGAATACCGACAATTATTATGATACTGAAACAAATGCGTGATAATAACGACGTGCTTATTATAGACGCCTCCAAAGGATTTGTGAAAGACGGCAAGAACAATAAGCTTAGAGCGTCTGACATCAAACGTATTGTTGATACGGTATCTTCAAGAACAAGCGTGCCGAAGTTCTCAAAGGTCGTTTCTCGTGAGGAGATAAGACAAAATGATTACAATCTCAATATTCCAAGATATGTTGACTCTTCTGAAAGTGCGGAGACTTGGGATATTTACGCCTCTATGTTTGGCGGTATCCCTGTGAATGAAGTTGATGGTCTTGTGGAATATTGGAACGCTTTTCCGAATTTAAGAGAAGAATTGTTCAAGACGAGCGATACACCATATCTTCAGCTTGCCTGCGATGATATTAAATCAGCAATTTGCAAGAGCAACGATGTAATAAAATTTGAGCAGGCATATGAGCAGGCATTTAACGGATTTGAAGATCATCTGCGTAAAGAGCTTATTGAAAATGCTGAGACTGTTGAGGTATCAAAAGAGGAAACCGCAATAAGCGAGAATATCTTTGCACGGTTGGCAGACATTCAGTTGGTCGATAAGTATGAGGCTTATCAGCTTCTTGATGATGAATGGGGAAAGATAGCCGTAGACCTTGAAATAATCCAAACAGAGGGCTTTGAGGCAACCAGAAAGGTTGACCCGAACATTGTGATAAAGAAAAAAGACGGCAAGGAACAGGAAACGCAAGAAGGTTGGGTAGGACACGTTATTCCTTTTGAACTTGTTCAGACAACACTATTGTGCGAGGAGTATAACGCTCTTAAAGCCAAGGAACGCTGCCTTGCTGAGATCCCGTCAGAGTATGAACAAATTATTGAGGATATGACGGAAGATGAAAAAGAGACCTGCAAAGAACAGCTGACTGAGGACAATAGTGCATTTATCATCAAGGAAATTTCTAAAAAGATAAAGGCTTTGAAGAGCGAACCTAAGTCAGATGAAACTCTTGCACTGATTGAAAAGCTTTCAAAGGTCGAGGCTTTTTCTAAAGAAGAAAAGGCGTTGAAATCGCAGATAAAGACCGAAACTGCGGAACTTCACGCAAAAACCAAAACCACTATCGAGGGGCTTTCTGACGAGGAGGTCAAAACACTGCTTGAGATAAAATGGATAAAGAGCCTTGTCGATAACCTTTATTCTATCCCTTCGACGATCGTTAACGGCCTTGTTTCTAAGATCACGGCTCTTGCTAAAAAATATGATACCACATATTTTGATATTGAAACTGAGATATCAGAAACGGAAAAAGAGCTGTGTTCTATGATTGACGATCTGTGCGGAAATGAATTTGATATGAAAGGTCTTGGTGAGTTCAAGAAACTGTTGGGAGGTGTGCAAAATGACTAAAGAAAAAGTCATACCTCAGATAAGATTTTCGGGTTTTACTGATACTTGGGAACAGCGTAAGCTAGGAGATATTGCTTCTGATATGGTTGCAGGAGGCGACATCGACAAAGACTTAATTCTTGCTGAAGGTCAGTACCCGGTAATCGCTAATGCCCTCACTGGCGATGGAATTGTCGGGTATTATGATAAAGAATATAGAGTTAATGCTCCGGCTGTTACGGTTACTGGTCGTGGAGATGTTGGACACGCAAAAGCAAGATTGGTTAATTTTACGCCAGTTGTAAGGCTTTTATCAGTGAAATCAGAACACGATGTTTTCTTTTTAGAGAACGTCATCAATACTTTGAAAATTGTTATTGAGTCAACTGGCGTGCCACAATTAACTGTACCGCAACTCGCAAAATATGAAGTGGCATTTCCTCGGCAACTTGATGAGGAAGAACATATCGGAGCTTTTTTCAAGCAACTCGACCACCTTATCACCCTTCATCAGCGTATGTAAATCCCAACGTAAATAAAACCAATTATTACACACCACTTCAGCGTAAGTTAAAAATAATTACAAAAAATACAAGCTATTGACAACCACATCGTTATATGTTATAATACACAAGGAAAAGTTTTAAAATATAACGATCTGCCTACCACATACATAAAAAACATAATCAACCACTTAGAGCTATAAGCTCGTACATATTATCAGGCACGATTTAAAACAACAGGATAACTATATCCTGTTGCCAAATCGTGAATCTGAAATATGTGCGAGCTTTTTTGTTTGCATAAATTACATATATAATAACGGCAACTTGAAAATAGAATAGGAGGTCTGGTAGCGTGAAAAAACTCATCACTCGATCCTGCGAAGAAATAATGACAACTGTGTACAAGCCAATAGAGTTCGTTATAGACGGCTTGATCGCACAAGGTCTGTATATCTTAGCAGGTGCACCAAAGGTCGGAAAGTCTTGGCTGGCACTGGATATGTGCCTGTCAATAGCGAAAGGAGAAAAAATTTTAGGTCTAAAAACTTCACAAGGAACTGCTCTGTATCTGTGTTTAGAGGACAGCTACGCAAGAATACAAAACAGACTCTATGAGCTGACCGATGAACCAACTGAAATGCTTTACTTCTCTGTTATGTCTGACCCGATAGGAGGCGGTCTTGAAGAACAGATCGAAGGCTTTGTGAGTGAACATCGTGATTTGAAAATCGTTTTTATCGACACGCTGCAAATGGTTCGTGGTTCAACAGATTCAGGCTATGGTTCAGATTATAAAGAGCTCTCTGTGCTGAAAGCACTTGCGGACAAGCTTGAAATCGCAATAATAGTTGTACATCACACTAGAAAATGCAAAGATATCGACCCGTTCAATATGATTTCGGGAAGTACAGGAATCAGCGGTTGTGTTGACGGAAGTTTGGTGCTTATTGAAAACAAGCGTGGCAGTCGCAATGCTAAACTATTCTGTGTCGGTCGTGACATTGAAAACGCAGAAATTAATTTGCAGTTCGATAGTGATTTGAAAAAGTGGGTCGTTACCGATGAGCCGACCGCTCCAAAAAGTAAGGACAACATTTTTCTTGCGGCATTGTATGTTTACATCAAAAAGAAAGTTGATTTTTCAGGTACGGCGTCAGAACTTATAGAGAAACTGAAAAGTGTTTCTGATGAAACATTTTATCCAAACAGAGTTACAAGAGATCTGGTTCAGAACGGCTACACACTCAGAAAGTACGGGATAGATTTTCAGTACAAGCGAACTAGAAACGGCAGGCTGATAATTCTTCATTACGACCGTGAGCTTGACAGTAGTGACAGTAAAAAGTTAAATCAATGTTTACTGTCAACCCAAATCAGCGAACGTGGGGCGATTTGTGGGCTAAAAAAATCAGTCTGGTAAGTTTAGCAGAAACTCACCAAAACCACACACAAGCGATTTGTGAGCCGCTGTGAGCGATATTTTAAATAAGGTTAGCTTGTGCAAGTCGAACTCGACGATTTGAGCAATTATGTACTTTTCACAATTCAGCAGCTAGAGCTATAACCACCAAAGCTAAATATTTCATTGCAAGTTAAAGTTTCGGGGTCGCAGCCCCCGAAACACTCACAGCGGACAGCAAAGCTGTCCGCTAAAGTGCCGTAAATACGCAGTTTGCGAGATACGACAAGGTCGAGAAGTCAATGGGGTCGTAAAAACAGGTCCTTGATAATTCAGAGGTCGCACACCGCTAAAATCAGGCTGAAACAGCGTAAATGCGTGCTATCGTGTCGGCGTCGAAAGGTATAAATGCAATAAAATCAAGCAAGTTTTTTGTTGCAGTTGGTGATTACTATTTCAAAGTTTTTGTGATATCATTGACTGGAAAAACAGTGAAAAACAAATGGATAATTTTTGATGAGTGTGAGAAAATATTACTGATGCAAATGGAAAAGGAGAGATGTCTATTGAGTAAAAATCCGAAAAGTCCCTATTCCAAGCTGGAAATGAAGAAGAAAACCCTGGCTGCTTGGACTAAGCTGCTGCTCAACAGCGGCGAGATCGACATCAAAAAGTACAACAGAATGATAATGATGATCGAAAGACTGGCGGCATGACCGCAAATGCAGTGCCGAAAGGCATTGCTACATATTGCCACAGGTAAGTTATTCCGTGCCATTGACCCTGTGCTGTCGGCATGGTATAATCATATTAACTAAACAAAATCAAAGTCAAAACAATCAGTCAAGGCTTTGACGAAAGGAGAATTTTAATGGATATTTATGCAGCCGCTGACCTTATGAAACGTGAGCGGAAAACAATTTTTGATCTTGAAATCAATGTTACATTTTATGCACGAGTATCAACGACCCGTGATGAACAGGAAAACTCTATTGAAAATCAGATAAACTTCTTTACAGAGATGATAAAGTCAAACCCAAATTGGAATTACATTGAGGGGTATGTTGACAGGGTCAGAGGAGAACACGCTGAAAACCGTGCTGAATTTATGAGAATGATCGAAGATGGAAAAGCAGGAAGGTTTGACCTTGTACTTACAAAAGAAGTCAGCCGTTTCGCAAGAAATACTATCGACAGCCTTACCTATACCCGTGATCTTATCCGAGCAGGGGTAGGGGTCTTCTTCCAAAATGATAACATTTGTACCATTGATTCTGACAGCGAAATGCGTCTTACTATAATGTCAAGCATCGCCGCTGATGAAGTCAGGAAACTTTCTGAACGTGTTCGCTGGGGTCACAAGCGTTCAATAGAAAGCGGAAATGTTATGGGCAACAATCGTATATTCGGCTATGATAAAGATGACTGTAAACTTGTCATAAACGAACCTGAAGCAGAAATGGTAAGAATGATATTTGACCTTTACTCTACTGGTGATATGAGCGTCAGAAAGATAGAACGAATACTATATGATAAGGGCTACCGTGGACGCAATGGTACAAGGATACATCACAACACCGTTTCAGGCATTATACAAAACCCAAAATATAAAGGATTTTACTGTGGTAACAAAGTAAGAATAGTTGACTACCGCACAAAAGAACAGCGTTTTTTACCCAAAGAAGAATGGGTGATGTACAAAGACGAAACAGGCGAAGTCGTACCTGCCATAGTATCTGAGGAAACATGGAACAAGTGCAACAGAATATTTGAAACAAGAAGTGCTGCCATAAAAAGCCGTGAACACTCATTTAAAGACACAAGTGTCTTCACCGGTAAGATATGGTGTGCAGCTCACGACAAGCCATATTGGAGGACAAGTTACTCAAACAGCGTATCAAAAGGTCAGCCAATATATCAATGGATATGCTCAGAAAAAAAGAAAGAAGGTGCAAAAAGCTGTGCGTCATTTGCAATAATGGAATCGGAACTTTACAGCATACTGTCGGGATTTTTCAAGGACGTGGCTGAAAACCTTGAGGATTATGTTGAAACATTTCTTCGGATATATAAAGAATCAGACCGCTCTGCCGAGGCAATGCGGCAGGTAAGCGGCCTGAAAGCAACACTGGAAAAGGAAAATAAAAAGCGTGATAAACTGCTGGAGCTCTATATGGAGGAGCTTATCACAAAATCAGAATTTACAAAACGTAATACCGAGAGCAGTGAACTAATAAAAGGAATAGAACATCAGATAAGATTTATCGAAAAGAAAAGCGAAAACGACAATAGTTATGCAAAAGCTATAAAGCGGATTGAAAAATACTTCCGTGAAATGTATGATCCTAGCCTACCAATGAACAAGGAACAAGTCGACGAAATGGCAAAGGCAGTCATAGACCGTATAAGTGTAGTTCCAATAAATAAGAACACAATGAAACTGGAAATTAAACTTCTGACAGGTGAATCAGAGCCGATGACATACATTAGGAACGGAGAAAGATATGCTCGGCGTTCTGGACTCACCAGCAAGAAGATGATCGACGCTTACAAGACAACAGGCAACAAGTAATTTCTCCTAAAAGTCCTAAAAACTCCGCCGTGGCATTTCGCTGTGGCGGAGCTTTTTACTTGAAATCAGGCAAAAAAAGTAGTATAATATACACATAGGGTCGGGGTAAAGATCATAGTAAAGAGGGATAAATATGTTGACTAAAAAAATCGCCGCAGGACTTACAGCTTTTATTATAACAGCTTCTGCCGCACTGCTTCCGCTTCCAGAAAGCATTAACGGCATATTGGGGAACACCGCTATATCAGCTCAGGCTTATTCTGCAAACGGCGCCGTAAAAATACCGTCAGATTTTCTGACTTTTAACAGCTCCGATCAGGTTTTCGTAAACGTGGTTTCTGCCACTAAAAACGGACTATACTATTATACTGTGGAAAACTACAAGAAGCTAATTAAATTCTATAGCTTTTCCAACAACTCCGTGAGAACTGTAGCAACGCTTGGTGACATTATAAATGTATATGCCAACAACTCCAAGATCTATTATATCGAAAGAGATACCAGCACATACAATTCCAGCGTGAAGGGCTCGTCATATTCTTATTACATAAAGACCTTTGACACCGATACGGAAAAGGTGACCAAAAGCGTTAATGTGAGCAAGTATACCCCCAATGGTATTTTAAATTACCCAAACTGTTTTGGCGTTGACAATAACGGCAGGATATATTACTATGTAACAGACAGCAGTGGTGCTGAAAAGGGCGATAATCTATTTGTCCTGGACTCAAACGGAAATAAGCTGTCCTCCTGCAGCACCGAAGTTGCCATAACAAAGTTCTCAGGCTTTGACAGCACAAACGGAAACTTCTATTTTGAAAGAAACGCTGATTACGTTTATTGGGGCTATACTCACAAAATGAACGCCCTTGGCTTTGGAAACATTTCAAATAACAAAATAACCGTGTCTGATAAATCTATCGACTATTTCTATCAGAAATATTACGATTATCATTATGACAACGCACAAATGCTTGGCAACGGCAAGCTTGCGTGGACTTCTTCTGCAAGCGGCACTGTAAACATCGTGGACTCTGCCAAATTCCATACATCAACAGATAATACATTATCTCTCTTTGGAAGCGTTTCAAGAGCGGAACATGAAAACAAAAATGATCTCTACAACAGCGTTGGAACAAGAACTGTATACAACAGCGAAAATGACAGCACTATCATGTATGTAAACAACAACACTCTTATGGAGTTCAACAATGATTTCAAGCAGGTGGCTTCATATAAAACAGCTTATCCTGTTTTCGCTTTGTATTATACGAACGGCACCGTGACAGCCATAGAGCGTGATACTGACGGCAATTTCTACGAAGAGAATATTGCTTGGAAAATGCCTAGCAGTGTTACGATTTCAAATTCTTCTGCCACGCTCAAAACGGGCAACAGCCTTAAACTTTCTGCAAGAAGCAATTCCGATATAGACTACGGCTTCACATGGTCAAGCAGTGATAATTCTGTGGCTTCGGTTACAAAAGACGGCAAGGTGTACGGAAACAAGGCAGGCGTATGCACAATAACGGCTACCACTGACAACAGTGTGAAAGCAAGCTGTACAGTGACAGTTACGCCTATGGATAGCGACACAAAAGGCTCTGCCACTATACTCAGCGGACGTACAACAGACAATGCTTCAGATAACCATTACAACACATGGTCATCTGTCACAAACTCTTATCTTGTACAAAACAGCGACGAAACGCTCACAAGGCTTGAAAACACATCAAGCGGCATTGTGGTAGAAAACTACTCCGCAGACGGCAAAAAGCTGATCTCACAACGCACTATTTCAAAAGAGCTTAACATATTTGGTGGCTTTTATTCAGGAAAAGACTATAACTATCTCGTGTTCGGTCAGAACAACACTGCCGAAAGCGACAGCAAGGAAGTTGTGAGAGTAGTCAAATACACCAAGAGCTGGAGCAAAGTAAATTCATGCAGTATCTCAGGTGTCAATACAACAAAGCCGTTCTCGGCAGGCTCACTGAGAATGGAAGAAGCAGGCGGAAAGCTTTATGTTTACACCTGCCATGAGATGTATGCTGACAGCGACGGCATAAATCATCAGGCAAATATGCTTTTCACCATTGACGAATCCTCCATGTCCCTGACCGACTCAATGTATGACGTTTCAAATCTTACAGACGGCTATGTTAGCCACTCGTTCAACCAATTCATCAAAGCTGACGAAAGCGGAAAATACATCTACAGAGTTGACCACTCAGAATCAAGCAACTACACAATGAACGGCTCTTACCTCTCTGTAAACGGCATTACTCTCACAAAATATAAGGCTGACGGAAAATCAACCGCCGTGAACGTTTCTATCCCTGTTAAGTTCGATATGAACAAAAGCAACTACACGGGCGCTTCAATAGGCGGTTTTGAGCTTGGCAGCGGAAACTGTCTGATAGCCTATGCAAAAGACGTTTCAAGCAATTGTAAGACAAGAAATGTTTACATAAGCGTCACAGACGAGCTTTTCAACGGTACACAGAACATTGCCCTCACAAACTACGGCACATCAAGTAAAGTGACCTGCCGCACCCCTCAGCTTATAAAGATAAATGACAATCTGTTCCTTGTTATGTGGGAAGAATACAACAGTTCCACAGGCAAGACCGCCACAAAGACAATGACAGTTGACTCAAACGGCAAAACTGTTACCAAAGCCATTTCTCACTCCTTCGGACTTTCAGATTGTCAACCTATTGTATGCAGTGACGGCATGGTAAAATGGTATGTCACAAATAATTCAGCACCGACCCTTTACAAGCTCTCACCATTTGCGCTTGATGATTATCATGAACACAGCTATACAAAAACAGTTCTCAGCAACGCCACCTGCACCACCGCAGGCACAGTAAAATACACCTGCTCATGCGGTGACTCCTACACCGAAACTATCCCAGCCACAGGTCACAAGTCAAGCGGTTGGATAGTCGACAAGGCGGCTTCTATCGGAGTTAAAGGCTCAAAACACAAGGAATGTACTGCCTGCAAGAAAATTCTTGAAACGGCTGAGATCCCTGCACTTTCAAGAATTAGCATTTCAAAGGCAAGCGTGACACTTTCAACTTCGACCTACGCTTATGACGGCAAG